CATAATAACGAGGTGCATACACATACTGTGTGAAGTCAGCAGAGTTGCTATCAAGATTGAATACTTGGGATCCACTTATAAAAACTCTAAATATGTCTGCTCCTGGGAAACCAAAATACGTCGTTGTGTTTCCGCGATGGCGCACATAATCATCAATATCAATTTGTGCCATTTGTGACGTAGAAGCAAAATCGCCATAATAGTTATTATTGTCAGAATCGTAATAACGAGGCCCATATACATCTACAGAAAAATCAGCGCTATTGTTGTCTATATTTAAACGTTGTACTGCATCTGTCCAAACTCTAAACGTGTCGTTTGTTTCAAATCCAATATAAGTATTAGCATTAAATCTATGCCTAACATAATCATCAAGTAGAATTGTTTTTACTTCAGAATCTCCAGCGGGATCTACAAAATAATTTTCATCATTTAAGTCGTAATATGCAGGAGCTTTAATTATAACATTTGATATGTTTTCAGTTAGGCCTACAGACCATCTTAAGATATTATCAATATAAGTTCGTACCAGGCTACTTTGAATATTAATATAGTCATTGGTGTTACCACCGCCGCCACTGAGGTTTCCACCCAATTCAATGTTATTAACTACAGAAGTTGATGCTGGATCTATATAATAATTATTATTATCAGCATCCACAAACTGTGTACCGAAAACTTTAGACGTTACAACCCAATTATCTGATGCATCAGAATACGCTGCCCAGTTTAATGAAGCGTTTAAAAAGCCAATTTCACCATTATTTGCATAAAGATCTCTATCCTGGCCTGTTGTTGCAAAACTAATTCTAGCATTGCCAACGCCGTCTCCTATAGTAATATCATCTTCAAATGTGATATGACCATTGGCAGTATCATCTGCATCTGCTCTTAAGAATTGCCCCGCGTGTAATCCGTCAACAGAGTCCGCGTCAAATCCGTTACCCGCGCCTTCATCGGCAGTTGTAATAATACGACCTAAGTCAGTACCTGCAGAAATAAGTTTAAACCAATCATTTGTCTCATCCCAAAGTAAAGATGAGTTTGCCTGTGATCCGCGACGTATTTCAAAACCAGAGTTTTCTGTAGGAGTACCAGATGTGTAGTCTGCATTAAGAGTAAAGATATTATCTGAAACCAACATATTAACTGTATTAGCATATGTTGTTGTGCCAGAAACATATAGATCTCCAGTTACAATAATCTGTCCGTCAACCGTTAAGTTGCCAGTCATAGTATCATCTTCATCTGAACGAAGGAATTGTGTTGAGTCTAACCCATCAATTAAGTCAGCATCTAGGCCAGAGCCTGAACCATCGTTGCCAGCATTCCAGAATACATAACCATTATAACTTGGCTCACGCTTAAAGTCAATACCAGTTGAATTAAAATCTAAATCTACCGAACCGTTATAAAGTATTTCAACGCCAGATGTATCATCATAAAAAATGAGTCCATTATCTTGGCCAGCATTTGTAATTTTATAATCGCCAGTTCCGACATTTAAAATTTGGAGAGCATCAGAGTCACCAACAAATTTAGCAATAACAGCGCCGCCCGTTCCACCTGAATTAGTAAATGTTACGGTTGGTGTTGCTAAAACTGTTTGAGAAGCGTCTATTGCACCAGTAAATTTTGATGTGCCTGTAATTTGTAATCGTTGACCGGTGTCTGTTGTAGAACCAATAATTACATCTTCTTCTGTCAAGAGACCATTCTTGACTATAAACTTTTTATCATTAGCCATTCGGTTCACTCTCCCCAGTTTGGCGTGCTATTTTAGTTCTATTTATATTATGATTTTAATAGTGTTGCTACGATTTTGTAATTAGAAGAACCCGAAGCTGATACAGCAACCAAGCCTACATTGCTCCCTGAGATACTAACATCAAATGTAGCTAACTCAGAACTAGTATAAATTACACCATATTCTGTTGCAATTGCAGTTGATCCATTATGTGTAATTAACAGTTTTGTTACTTGTCTATCTGGGCTATCTTTAACTGTAACTATTACTTCGGCGCTACCCCAATCTGCGTGTGGAAATTGCAAAATAGGAGTTGGGAATGTAGTGCTTGCGTTTACTTCTGTAGATATTGTTCTTGAATATGATTGGTAAATGTCAGCATTAACGATTAGATCACCCGACATGGTATCGCCAGTAACATCTACGAAGTTAGCGTTTGCTTGAGCTTTTGTGAAATAACGAGGATCTAAAGCACCATTATCTAATTCGGTTTCTGTATAATAGCGACTATCTAATTGGCCATTATTTAATTCTGTTTCTGTATAATATCTTCCATCTAAGTTATAAGAGCCGATTGACGTAACGTGTCCATATGTGTCAATATTTAAATCTTGAATAACTGTGCCACCGGCATTATTAACACTAGATGCTGTTGAAGTATCTTGGTGGTTAAGTGTAACATCTCCACTCAAAGCACCGCCGCCAGTTAGTCCGTTTCCAGCAATTACTTGTGTTGTTTTATCAACCTTTGCAGAAAGTAAAGTATCTGTTTCTGTTTCTGTATAATAGCGCGTGTCAAGATAAGTTGTAATGTCTGTATTAGAAACAGATTGGACATGACCAAAGCCATCAAATGTTATTTCATTTATAATATTTGGTAACGTTACGCTGACATCTTGAACTGATGAAGTATCTCCATGTTCAACAGATATTGTAAAGTTATTTGCACTGTTAAGATTAAATGAACCCGTACCAGTAAGACCGTTATTTGCTGTGATAGTAACTAAACCGTTACCAACAAGACTTGAAGCAGTATTTGCCGCTTGATCTAAAATACCTGCTGCGTCATAACCATCTAGTTTGTCAGCATCTAATCCAGATCCTGCACCATCTACTGTTATTAAAGTATCTAAAACATCTTGGGCATTACCAGTTGTCAATACTGTGCCTGTTGCGTCAGGTAAAGTTAAAATTCTGTTTGCAGTAGCTGTATCTGGCGTAATAGTTGTTGTAAAGCTACCATTATTAAAAACAAGGTTTCCGTCTAAGTTTAATGCAGCAAAAGTTGGTGAAGAATTAGCATCTAAACCAGATGCAACACCACTTATATTACCGGCAGAACTTAGTGTTAAATCAATACCCTGCTGCCCTGCGGTATCGCTTACACTAACCGCGACGGTACCAGTAGCATTTGGTAATGTAATATATCGTTCTTGCGTTGGATTGTCAACCTGCAATCTTGTGAATATGCTATCTTGAACGGATCCTTGAAACTTAATAAGTCTATTTGTACTAACAATAAAGTCAGAATTTGTTTGAACAGTTTGCGAAGCACCGTTAGTAGCAGAACCAACAACAAACAACGGAGAAGAAATATTTGGAGCATAAAAATAATGATACCCAGTTGGACCCGATGTGTTTAAAGTATATCTTGCGTAGCTGTTTGTACCAGAATCTAAAGTAATATCTAAGTTTGCTGAAGTCGCACCGTCAATATTGCCTAATCTTAAAGCTGTGTGACTAGTAGTTTCATTAATTTTAACTTCATTAAACTCATTAATCTTTTGCCTAAAAACAGATCCATCACCGGTTGTAACAGCAAATGTGCTATTTGCAGAATACCAATCAATAGCATCAACACCGGCAACAGCCGTGTTAGACATTGAAGTAATTCTACCATCTAAACCAACTGTAACAATTGGAATTTGAGAAGCTGACCCATATGTTCCAGCAGAAACACCAGTATTTGCAATATCAGTTGTGACCGACATAACACCAGTGTTAGATGTAACTGTTCCCGTTACGTCGCCATTAAGCTGAATAGTAAGATCTTCTTCAATTCTATCAAGCTTAGCAATCTTAGCATTAAACTTGGATCCGTCGCCTGTTTGGATTGTAAGAGTATTGTTAGCATCGGTAAAGAAGAAATCGTCTACGCCTGCAACTGCTGTATTTGAAGCTGCAGTGATTCTACCATCTTCGTCAACCGTAAAAATAGGAATCTGAGACGATGTGCCATATGTGCCTGGAGTAACACCCGTGTTTGCCAACTCTGTTGAAATAACCAGTGTTCCGGTGTTGGAAAAACCAGTTCCAGTAACTTTTCCAGATAATGTTAAATCTAGGGACGCAGGAGGAACATTTGAAAAGTTATTATAGTCTAAATAATAAGAACCGTGTTGACCATCAAGCAGGTCAGCATCTAAACCTGAGTTTGCGCCGTCAACTGTTGATAGTAAAGTAAGAATAGAATTTGCATTTAAGTCTGCGGAAATATCAACAATCGACTCAGTATTTGATGCTATGTGATATTTCTTAAAATATAGTTTACCATCATTTGTATTAATGGCAACCTCACCCAGCTCTAACTGGGATACAGTAGGTATACGGCCGGGAACCGCACTACGTTTTAACTTAATTGTGGTTGACATATGTATGCCCCTATGTTATAATAGCTATATAGCTAATAAAAATTAAAATGATCCACCATCAATATCAGTTACTGTAACAGTTCCTGCAGTAACATCAAAGTTAGTATTACTAAATGCAGCAGCACCAATATTAGTATCTGTTGCTAATTCACTTGCGATAGTAACTTTTCCAGCAGAGATTGATGTATTTACACCTTCGCCTGCTTCAAATATCAATGTTTCACCTAGAGCAATACTCGTATTGGCTCCGGCTTCTCCAGAAATCGTAAAGTTTGGATTAGCGAGTTTAGCATTTGTAACTCCAGCATCCTTGACTCTAAGAATATCTGTATTTATTTCTATAGTTGAGTCATCAACATTTACAGAGAATTCAGTACCTGTTAAAGTTAAACCATCTCCGCCTGAATATGTACCTGCACCAGAGAATTGATACCAATTAACGTCATCAGTACCTAAAGCAAAAGTCTCAGCATCGGTTACCTGAGCAACCCAACCAGTTCCATTATTTGTAGTACCATCTGTTACAAATTGGAATGAACCAGGAATTTCCGCTGACTCATTAAAATAGCTTCCTCTAGTAAGAACAAAAGAGTTAAAGAAATTACCTTTATCTGTGACTTCATATGAGCCATTTTCTTCGGCATTTGTTTGATCTTTAACAAGTATTCTATCTCCTACATCTGGTTGAACACCGTCAATAGTCAATACACCTGCTGTATTTGCGGTAAGAGTTCCAGCAGAGTGATTGTATGTTGCTCCTAAATCTTGTGTTGTAGCGACTAATGCTGAAGGAACAATTTTGAGTCCTTGAGCTACAGCATCAACATAAGCTTTCGTGGCTGCATCTTGTGCTGCTGTAGGATCCGCAACGTCTATAATTTTTTGGCCGTTTGCACCAATATTGCCACTGGCTGCTAATGTTAGACTACCGGTTGATGCAATAGTACTTCCAGAAATTGTTAAGAAGCCAACATCAATAGAAGTTCCAACTGATAAAGTTGTTCCAATATCTCCTGATGCCCCAACAGTTAAATCTGTTCCAACGTCGAGTGCTGTTCCAACATCGAGATTTGTCTCAATCTCAAGATGTTTAATAAGTGAGTCGGTTCCACCAGGATGCAAGAAATATGTCGTAGCGTCTGCATCAATAAATCTTTCAGCTTTAACATCACCATTTGGAACGATCCAATCACCCGTTTGGATATCCGCGTATGCAGCATAAGCAAAAACACTATCTAGGAAGCCAACGTTTCTACCGTTTGTCCAAAGGTATGCTGTACCTAGGCTACCACCCATTGAAAGCTGTGATGTTGCTTGATTATAGCCAATTTCAAGTAAGTTAATTCTCGACGTACCGTTCGGATCTAGATAGTATACATTATCATCGTAATCAATAAATCTTCGAGCATACATATAAGAATTAGAACTGATGTTACCTATAACATCGCCGCCGCCCGCAAGTTCTAAATATCTTAAATCCATATCAATTGAGTTGGATGTCGTAATGTGACCAAACTCATCTAATGTTAGATCTTGAATTACAAATCCACCTGAGTTATTAATTGACGGGTGGTCCGATGTATTACCGTGAGTAATTGTAGCAGTAGTATTTGCACCTAGTGTATGGGTAATATCTATGCCGTTCCCGGCAGTAACTGTTCTAAGGTAATCAAATCCATCTGCAATTGTCGTAATAGAAGTATTAACACCTGTTATATTAACGGAGCCAGTAACTGCACCTGTAATATCTAAATTGTAATCAGCAATAGCAAGATTAATAACGTTATTAGCATCGTCGTTTGTAACCGTAATACCTGAATGGTTCCCGCCAACGAACATAAGTGCAATAATATCACGAGACGTTTCTGTAAAGTCAGGAATCGCGTTAGCTTGAAGTTCAACAGGAATGTCTGTAGCAAATGTAATACGACCAGTATCGTCAACGATAATTCTTGGTGTATATCCATCATTACCATATGTACCAGGTTGTAATGTAGAAGGGAACCCTGTTAATCTAAATTCTATTTCGTTATTAGCAGCATCATAATTAATTTCTTCTAAACCGCGACCGAGAGTAATAGTAGGTTCATTAAATAAATTAATAGCTCTACCAGCTCCGGTAAATACTGTTTCTTTAATTCTTAAAAGGTTACCGCCATTTTTAACTGAAGATCCACCAATATCAATCTCACCCGATGCAGCATCTAGTTTTAAATCACCCGATCTTGTAGTTAGAACCTGGGTATTTGAAACTATAAATGCTTCAGTGTTCGCGGTGTAGAACCAAAGTTCGTCGTTATTTGCGCCTGCAGTTTCTTCCGCAATGATATAAGTATCACGATTAACGTCAATAACCGATCCGGCTAATCCACCCCACAATGATCCATCATAAGACTCAAATCTTGAGTCTGTTGTATTATAACGAATCATTCCTTCGGCAGCAGTATTTCCACTTGGTCTTTGTGCTGTAGTCCCAACTGGAATTGTAATTGCACCGTTCATATTGAACGTAACTACTTCGCCTTGACCTTGAATGTTTTGGACGTAAAGTGTTCTCCAATCAACTCCTGATTTACCTAAGTCAAAAGAGTTATGGCTATTAGCAACTAGGTTTGAGTCAAAGTCTGCAACAACAGTAATAGAATCTGTTGTTTGGTCACCAATTGTAATATTACCACCAATTGTAACATTTCCAGAGAATGCTGCGTTGTTAGCTGTTAAATCTCCAGTTACATTAACATCATCATAGAAGTAAGCGGTATTTGCTGCGCTTATCATAGCAGCTAAAGTGCCACCTGTAAAGAATTTTAATTGGTCGTTATCAGATCCAGGACTGTTTTCTGCAGTTATTTTTGTGTCTTGGTCTACGTCAATAACACCACCAAGGCCTGCCCAAGCAGTACCGTCATAACCTTCAAATTGCCCATCAGATGTATTAAAACGAATCATCCCTTGCTCTGCAGTAGGACGATCTCCAGTTGAGCCATTTGGTATTGTTAGGGCTCCGGTTGTATCAATAATTAAATCAACATTAGCTACGATTGATTGAGCATCGACAGTTAGTCTTTCTGTCCCCGCAGTATAGAATCTTAACTGGTCATTATCAGAACCTGGTGAATTTTCAGCCGTAATTTTTGTATCTTGATCGACATCAATAACACCGCCTAATCCAGACCACGCGGTTCCATCATAGCCTTCAAACTGTCCGTCTGTTGTATTGTATCTAATCTGACCTTGAACAGAGATTGGTCTGTTAGCAGTTGTTCCAACTGGAATTTTAAGAGCACCCGTACCAATAATATTTAAATTATTGTTAGCAGTATTAATGGTCTCAAGAATTTGAGATTCATTTACATTAAACTGTGTTCCATTAAGTGTTAAACCTACGCCAGCGGTAAATGTACCCTCACCTTGGAACTGGGTATAATTAATATCATCGACAGTAATTTGGAATGTTTCAGCATCGTCAACTATAGCAACCCAACCAGTACCACGATATGTTGTACCATCAGTAATAAAGTGGAACGATCCTGGGATCTCACTACTTTCGTTACTAAAATCGGTTCTTGTGAAAATCCAGTCTGTTGAGGCATCTCCGAGCTGAGTAACTTCATAAGCGCCATTTTCTTCTGGGTTCGTTTGATCTTTAACTAATAGACGAGATCCAATATCCCAGTTTGTTACATCGTCAATCGTAATAGTTAATGCGGCTGGTAAAGTAATGGTTGAATTAATTGTTGTATTACCTGCAGCATAGGTTCCGCCTAAATCAGCAGTTGTAGCTGCAAGCATAGAAGGTCTAACTCTTAAACCTTGTAATACGTTATCAACATATCTTTTGTTAGTAGCATCTGTAGGATCTGTTGGATCAGCAATAACTCTCAAACTAATTGTTAATGCATCTAATTCTTGGTCAAGCCAAGACAATGTAACAGCGTCTTGATTGTCTATCGGATTAGAAATATTTACAACTCTGTGTCCGTCAACATCTACAACACCACCCGTAGTTGGAGAAATTAGAATGTCATCCGTACCAATAATTCTACCTTGTACAAAAGTTAACTCTCCAACGCCTAAAGATGTAAGTCCTTCAATGGCGTTAGTTGATTCACCTAATGTTAAAGCTGTATTACCAAACGTCATATCTGCCGAAGAAATGACGCCATTTAGTGAATTAAAATTAGTTGAATTAAACGTTGCTATACCTTTTGTAGCACCGTCTGCTTCCGCGTCTATAATATTAACAATAGAATTTGCAGAAGTAAAATAATCAGTATTGTAGCTTTGATTTGAAAATCCGACAATATGACCGAAGTTATCAATATTAATATTTCTAATATATTCTAAGCTATTGTTATTTGTGCTTGGTAATTCATTAGAAGTATTAGCGTGACGAATTAAAATTTTTGCTGTTTCGGTATGAGTATCTGGAGTAATTACAATTCCAGCTCCAGCATTTGCCGTTGCTACATATGCGCCAAGAGTATCAATTCCCAGAACAACTGAATCTGGAGTAATTAAAGGTTTCTTTTCGCCTAATGCAACTAATGATCTGTTGGTACCTTGCTTTGGTACCGCGCGGATAGATCTAGATCCGCCGACTTTTACCTTAATGCTCATGATGCCTCCGAGATAGTTGAGACGACGAACGCCAATCCTTCAACTACTTTTGAGATCTCCCCACTTTGTTTCTTCATCAATACATCATATTCATATTTGCCAGGAGTAAACGTGGCAGTTGTGTTTGCAGTTAATTCCAAGATAAGATCGTTATTTGCTTGGGTGTGATTAAAAGAAGCTAAATTTGTTTCAGAATAGAATTTTCTAATGCCGCTATAGAACGTCATATATTCCACGTTCAATTCGTCATCATCCGCGTCAAATAACTCTAGTGTTAACTGGAAAGAAGTACCTTGGTCTATGTAAATATTTGCTCTTGAAGACATTTCTCATTCTCTTTTGTGATATTTAGTTTATTTATAAAAAAGATGGTAAAGAAATAGAAAAGGGAGCCGCAGCTCCCTGATCGTTATTAAATTTAACTAATCAATTAAGATCCTTTGATTTCGTCAATTTCTTCCTTAAGTTCTTTAATTGCTTCAATTAATAAACCGCTAATGTTTGCATATGAAACTGATTTCATTCCGTCTTCGTCTGTTTTAACTAACTCAGGAACAACAGACTCAACTTCTTGAGCAATAACACCAACTTTTCTCGAACCTAGATTATCTTTTTTCTCGAAATATACTCCGCGCATCGATAAAACTTTATTTAATGCACTGTCAATTGTTTCAATATTGGTTTTAAGTCTTTCATCTGATGCTGCATCAAGATCGCCAGTAATTGTTAAGTCACCAGTATCAAATCTAAATGTGAATGTGTTAGTACCGTTTGCTTTCCAATAGAAGTAGTTCATTCCTGCTGCTGCATTTAAATGCATATTACTATTTGCATTTTCATATTTAATAGAAACATCAGAACCAGTACCGAAATTAATAGCAACATCATCATCAAACGTTAAGTCACCAACAGTTTTAACATCTGCCGCGTCTGCTTGTAGGAAGTCACCCGTTGTGCTGTTAATCAAACCAGTTACTGTTAGGTCACCGCCAAGTGATAAGTTTTCAAGATATAATGTATCTGCATCTGGGTTGTAATAGAAATTACTTTCTCCGCCTGGGTTGGGTGAAGCCGTTGTATAAACCGTTTTAGTTCCTGTACCACCACTGACAAACGGAATGAACATATTCGTTGTTTGTAGGGAACTAGCATAAATGTCAGAAATGTCAATAGATGTTCCGACACCGTCAGCACCTTGAGAACCCGTAGTACCCTGTGGACCTGTAGCGCCATCATCACCTTGAACACCTTGGACACCTTGGAAACCGCCTACACTTGTACCATTAGAACCTTGGAAACCTTGTGTACCTTGATCCCCTTGAATACCTTGTAGACCTTGGGCACCAGGAGTTGCATTTCCAGAGAAACCTTGAACACCTTGGTCACCTTTAGTACCCTGAGTACCTTGAGATCCAACTCCTGCAGTACCAATAGCACCTTGGGTACCAATAATACCCTGAATACCCTGAACACCCTGAGCAGCTGTTCCTGTGCCACCATTAATACCCTGAATACCTTGTGTACCTTGGGGACCTTGAAGACCGTCTGTACCAGGATCGCCGTCATTACCGCCTGGGCCTTGCGCACCAGTTGTACCTTGGGGACCTTGAACACCAGCTCCTACGCCACCTTCAATACCTTGTAAACCTTGTGTACCTTGCGAACCAGTTCCAGTGGAACCTTGGAAGCCTCTTTCACCTTGAGGACCCTGTGGACCTTGAGCTGATGAAGAACCTGTAATACCTTGTACACCTTGTATACCGATAGTACCTTGAGGCCCGTCATTACCAATAAGACCTTGCAAACCCTGTGTACCTTGTGCACCGGCAATGCCGCCGCCGTCAATACCTTGTATACCTTGGGCACCAGTATTACCCGTTAAACCTTGGACACCCTGAAGACCTTGAACACCAACCCCGCCGACACCGTCTGTACCTTGAGGTCCTTGAATACCTTGCGATGCGGCCGAACCAGTAATACCTTGGACACCTTGCGTACCTTGTGCACCGTCAGATCCAGTATCTCCAGTAATACCTTGGATACCTTGGTGCCCTTGGGTACCTTGAGAACCTTGAACACCGTTTGTACCATTAGTACCACTTGCACCTTGAGAGCCGGTAATACCTTGTATACCCTGAACACCTTGAGCACCAGATCCGTCAGCACCTTGTAAACCATCTGCACCCTGGAAACCAGTAGTACCTTGAGCACCCTGTGGACCAGTATCACCTTGGTCACCAGTTCTAGCAAATGTAATACGAATATCTAGGTTGTTAGCAAAAGCAGAAACTGACGAGTTAACATGAGTACAATCAACCGCAAAGTAACCTGATGCTTCTGTTAATCCATCAACAGTAAAGATTGCAAAGTTTTGAACGTCTGCCGCATCAATAATTTTAAAGTGGCCTTTAATATCGGATGTTGAGTCATCGATCGTTCTTAGATATGATTGAATATCGTTAAAGTTATCATCGCGATCATCAATAAACATTAAAGTAGCAGATGAAACAGATGAGTTGTTTAATCTAAGTTTACCAACGCCTGGGTCGCCAGCTGATGTTGTATTATCGAATGTGTAATCAAATGTTGCGCCGCCAAAGCCACCTTTCTGACCTTGCACACCTTGGATACCTTGTGTACCCTGTGCACCGGCGGATCCAGTAATGCCTTGGACACCTTGGGCACCAGTATTACCTTGTAAGCCCGTGCTACCTTGAATACCTGTAGTACCCTGCCAACCTTGAACACCCTGTGGGCCCGTGTTACCTTGAATACCGGTTAAACCTTGAAGACCTGTAATACCTTGTACACCTTGGTTAGCTATACCTTGTAAACCTTGAATACCCGTATTACCTTGGATACCACGTTGACCCTGAATACCACGAGGACCGGTAGGAATAAATGTAATTACAGTTTTATTGCCATGCGGGCCTGCAGCCTCTGTTTGCCAGTTAGTAACATTACCATCGATATATGTTACATCAAAATAACCCCAGTTTTTAGAGCCAGAATCCCACTGAAAATCCTCAAACGAATAAATTACCCAATGATGGCCGCCTGGTCCGTTTGAACTTTCAGCCAACTGAATTTTAATATGGCCTTTTTCAGAACCATTACTTGTAGGAATAGCTGCTAAATAATCAAATAACTCATCAACCTCTGAAGTGTATTGGTCATCTGGAATATCGTCAATAAAGATAGTAGTTGCTAATGCTGGATTAGCGTTATCAAAATGGAATTTGCTTGTTCCAGGTGCTCCAGCAGTATTAGCCGTAAAGTTCCACTCGAAACTTAAGCCACCGTAAATACCCTTTTCACCCTGCAGTCCTTGGGCACCTTGAATACCGGTGAAACCTTGAATACCTTGCACAGATTGCGGACCTTGTATACCTTGTAAGCCTGTGTTACCTTGAAGACCACGCTGTCCTTGTATACCCTGAACACCTTGAGCGCCAGTATTACCCTGTAGACCAGTTCCACCTTGGATACCGGTGATACCTTGCACTCCTTGAGTACCTTGGTCGCCTTGAATACCTTGAGTACCTTGGTCACCTTGAATACCCTGCGTACCTTGGTCTCCTTGTAATCCTTGGAAACCCTGTGTACCTTGGAAGCCAGTTATACCTTGGATACCTTGAGCAGCTTGTGGGCCCTGAATACCTTGTACACCTTGGATACCAGTATTACCTTGAATGCCGCGTTGGCCTTGAATACCTTGAACACCTTGATTAGAAATACCTTGAATACCCTGGATACCTGTATTACCTTGGATACCTCTTTGGCCCTGGATACCGGTGATACCTTGTACTCCTTGGAAGCCGCGGTCACCGCTGATATCCATATCTACCATTAATTCGTGGTTAATAGTTACGCTTGAGTTGGCTTCAACAAAGTCATATTTTATTGCTGTGCCAGAAACATAAGTAACTTGAGATTCATAATAAGTATTGGCACCGCCAGAGTCCACCATATCTTGGACTGAGAAAATTACGTATTTTCCGGGCGCGCCTCTTTTTGTGATTTTAACATATGCTTTATTTGTTGAAGATGCTGCAGTGACTGCGTCATATAAGCCTGTTACATCTACACCATAAGCATCGACATCGTCCCAGAAAATACGTGTGACAGAATTAAATGTATCTGTATTTGCAGCTGCCGCGTTAAATCTAATACCGCCAGCCCCAGGATCAGCCCATGTAATTCCGTCATTTAAAGTAAATTCTAAAATGTTTCCGGAGTCATCTCCGTGAAAACCTTGTAGACCTTGAATACCCGTTGCACCTTGAATACCAGTATTACCAGTTATGCCTTGTAGGCCTTGGATACCTTGGATACCTTGGACTCCTTGAGTACCTTGGTCGCCTTGAATACCTTGAGGTCCTTGTAAGCCTTGAACACCTTGTATACCAATCGGGCCTTGAATACCTTGTGCACCTTGGAAACCTTGAAGACCTTGAATACCACGATAACCACGAGAACCTTGGATACCCTCTTCACCGATGGTACCTTGTACACCCTGGTCACCTTGAACACCTTGGAAACCTTGTACACCACGGAAAGAACCAATATTAATCCAATCAGTTCCATCAAATACCCAAAGAGTATCATCAGATTGGTCAATAACAGTATCACCCGTAACTGCCGTTGGGAAGTTTGTATCTAAATATGCATTATTAGCTGCTACAGAAGAGGAACCAATAATTGTAAAACCAGGGCCATAATCGCCCTGTAAACCTTGGATCCCTTGTATACCTTGAACGCCTTGGACGGTATTATTGGCAGCACCTCCGTCAAGTTCTTGCCAGGCTGTACCATCAGAATATTTGATTTTACCATCATCAGTATAGACGATAGCACCTTCAAATGCAACTGGGTCTAGGTTATTAACGTTCTGCGGAATACCTATTCCAAAGGTAACAGTACGCCCTCTAAAACTTGAAAATCTACTCGACATCGTCTTCCTCGGATTGGCCTAATGTAAATGATAATGTTGCGTCTGCACACAAGTTCTGATCTGCTTTAATTTCTAAAGTATCGCCTGATGAAAAGAATTGGCCATTTAATGGTAAAGCAAAAGTATCGTAAGATGGGATTGGCATATTTCTTACTACCCAGTACTCATCGTTTTCTGCGTATCTATGTGTTCTAATATCAATTTTAACTGTATTAGCACTATAGTTACAAACGATGAGTGGAGAAATAACTTCGCCAACTCCAGGTTCCACGGTTGTAGAACCACCAAAGATTAGCTCCGGAACTTCATATTTTGGAACTTCAATAAGAATTTGCCAATTCGTTGATACCGAAAGGTTGACGGCTACCGGTTTAGCGTCGGGTGCCTGGGACGTTTCTATTGTGTCGAAATCGTTGTTTGCAAATGCCATTATAGTACTGCCCTACTGTTTGAAGCTCTTCTAGCTAATTTTCTAACTGATGAGGTAAACGGTCTTCCTTCAATTCTACCGGTTCTACCATTAATTTTTAGTCCTCGTGCAAAGAACTGGTTGTTTAATTCGTCAGATCCTGACCATCTAATTCTACCGCCGTCTTCCGACAGAACCGAAGCTGTAGCAGAAATTGCAGAACCGATATTTCTAAAGTTAAGCGGCAATGCGTTTCTGTTAACCCCAGCTGAAGCACCATTGAACTGGTGGGCGATAGATTCAACCAAAGATCCAAATGCTAGGAACTCAGGTCTCAATATTGTTTCAATTAATACATTATCGATTAACTCGTTAACCATATTAATATGATCTACATCTGGTGCGATATTTGTATTTATATAGGATTTCATCTGTGTCCAAGCGCCAGTAAATGCATCGAGAAGATCTGTATTGTTATCTACTCCACTGTCTAACCAAGTTGATCCATTATAGTAGTAAATTCTACCAGCGTAGCGGTTTCCGTTATTATCTGTCGGTACAATTTGTGCATACCATCTTTTTGGATTTTCAAGGTTTGCTAAGTCTGAAACTGTAGCAGCTGTTCCTTTAAATCTCAATTTTCTCCAATCGCTGAAGGTTGCCGGAGGATTAAAGACTGGGAATACGTGTTGTGAGTCGATGTTAAATAATGCGGCCGCGAAGGATCTTGTAGATTTATCTGTTCCTTCCTCTTGTGGAGTTTGAGAGGCATCGATATATCTAAAGTCGTTTGCGATAATTTTAAGTAAGTTTCCGCCGTCACGATATGTTTTTGGTAAGTCAATAAATTTATAAGTTTGTGTAATAAATCTTTGAACTTCACGTTGTAATTTAACTTTGTTATTTGCCAAAATATCTTTAGCAAATCTGAACTGTTTAGTAACATTATCATTCCATGTAAAGTCTGGCTCGATAGTTGGGCCTAGAGATTTTGGTGTGTTATAGAATAGTGCGTTATAGAAGATTAAGCCATTTTCATAAGCTTGTTTTGCCTCTGCTTCAGATCCCATTTCTGGGCGAAGTTTTTGGCCAGGATAAGATCCTGTTACAACTTCACTTACAATTTTACCAAGCTGTCTATAAGACTGCGCAGTTGCAACTCTTGTATTTTCTGGAATTCTTAGTGTTCCATTCCAATAGTAGAAGTCTGCGTTCCAGCGAGATGCTAAGTTGCCGCCATAGTTAAGATCCCAACTCATAGCATCAATTAAGTAACCTGAGTCTCTGCGGCATTTTGCTTTGCTGTAATCTATAATTGAGAAATTATCAGAGATATATTGAGTAACATCATCTGCTAATTCGTCAAGATTATTATCAATTAATCTTCCTGCAGCAATCTTATCTGCTGAGACCCATGATGTATCTGGCTCAACAATCTCTGGAAGAGCGTCAAGTGAATTTCTTCTAATTGCTTCCTCTACCATTCTGACAAGATCTGCTAAATCGTTACCTTGAGTTACTGTAGCAGCTGGGTTAGATGTATCTTGGCCAATAGCCAACTCTTGTGCAACGTCACTTACTAGATTTGCCATTTCTGCGTAGAAGTCGGCTGTCTGTTTTCTTTGATCGAACGGTAATACACTTACAGCGTTATCAAAGTACATATTAGCAACAAGTCTCATAGCATAGTTTGTTGAGTAGTTAATGTCGTGTGATAGAGCATCAACAATAATTCCAACATCCCTGCGGCATTTTTCTTTAGGATAGCTAATTCCTTTATACTCTGTTGAGATAAATTCAATCATGCTCTCCACTAGTGTAGTAAGTTTATCATCAATCAAGTTTTTCTGATCGATAAGAGTTTCTGGTATCCAGTTAGTGAATGGCTCAACTCTTGCTGGCAAGTTAGTTGGATTATTATCATAAGCGATATTTGCAACCATCATTGCAAGATCTTTTGCTTCCATCGCGATATGACGACGAGCTGTGTATCCGTCTTTGAATTGCTTGCTTGTATTTCCAATAACTTGTTTAATGCCGTCTGTTGTTGCACTGACGAATGTATGAGCTCCTTGATAGCCTTTTGCGTAACCAACTTGAACAGTTACAGTGTTTGTTGTGACTGCTGTAATTTTAAGTGGTTTTTCAAATGCTGGATCTGTAACTCTTGGGTGTGAAATATTTTCAGCAGGTGAACCACAGCTAAATGTTAGTGACTCTTTTTCTAATAAGATATAATCACCGACTTTTAATTTGTGATTTCCAAGAGTAATTACTGATTCCCCTGAGTCTACATCATAGGTTGCGTTTGCAGCTGTAAATGTTTTGCCAATTCTGTATGGAACTGTTTTGTTACGAATAACATCGTGCATTACTTCAGCCATATGAGTAAATGCAGCTCTTGTTGGCTCTCTTTGATCTTTAGGTAATAGGTTAACAGCATTCACGAAGTAGATCTGAGCAGCATTCCACATTGCGGAGTTACCACCGTACTGAATATCGTGAGATATTGCATCAACCATATAACCAACATCTCTGCGACATTTAACTTGATCGTACTCAAGATAATTAAACGTTTTCTGTAGATATTCGTTAATGTTAGCTGCTAAGTAAGTTGTTCTCAATCTAATAGCATCACGCTCGTTATTATAATCGTAATTTATTCCAGCTGAGTTTCCTGGTCTTGTAACTGCTGGTAGGTTGATTAGAGAATCATCAGTAATGATATCAGCAACAATCGTCCAGAAATCTGTTAATGAGTTGGCTTGTGTTGCAAACCCTGTATTAAATCCAGTTGTTACTTGGCTCGCAGCGTTGCTTGCAGATTTAGTAACTGGTTGTTTTAGAGCAATTTGTGTTGACATTGCGCCTAAACGTTCATATAACTCTGCAGTTACAGCTCTTTGATCTGATGGCAATGTTGATAGGCCATTTTCAAAGTATACTCTTGCAACATCTCTCATTGATGCATTTGAGTTGTGCATTACAGCCGCGCAAACCGCGTCAACCATATATCCAACATCTCTTTCACATTTATCTACATCGTAAACGATTGAACCATAGTTATCAGTCATCCATGCAGTTGCTTCAGCCTGTAAGAATGCTTTGTTTGCTTGAAGAGCATCTTTACAGTTTGTAGCACTTATGTTTTGATAAGCAGTTCCAAAGTTGTATGCTTCAGTTTCTGGATCATAATCGTAAATCATTGCATCTTTAATTGCATTGAAAGAAGCAGTAGCTCTAGTTTTAGCTGTGCCTGTTAAACGACCTTCGATGTCTGCTTGTAGGTATTCAATTGCTTGAACTGTTTCAGCTAATTGTTCATCAATAACTTTGCTTAAGCTTGTCGTTCCAGCGCGATAGACTTTACCTGCAAATTTACCGTAGTAATCTCCACCGGTTGCGACGTCGTATGCTACGGCATCAAGAATGTATCCAGTGTCTCTTGCACATTTATCTTCATCATAAACGAAGTATCTGTTGTTGATATAAGCAACAACTTCGTCTTGTATAAAGTCTTTGTTTTTCTGTAGTGCTTTACGAGCAAAGGTTCTGCTTGGCTCAACCAATGGAAGAGTTGCAGTATTTGCTACTGGGAATTTTTCATCCAATCTTGCATTAACTTTTTGAGTAATATCTAAAGATCCTGCATAATCAGGAATTACAATATTATCATCAATTAATCCAGAGATTACATTAATTAGATCTTTTGCAGTTGCCGCAATGGTAGATGTGCCAGCTGTACCAGATGTATTCTGAGCTGTGCTATTACCTGTTGTTGGTGTTACAGTAGTTTCTGTGATAACACTTTCAGCAACAGTAGCTAAGTGCTCAAACGCCAATCTAGTAGGTTCTCTTTGGTCATATGGAAGAATACTAACTGCGTTCTTGAAATAATAACCTGCAGCATCTATAGTTGCAGCGTCGCCACCATATTCCAAATCTTCTCTGATAGCATCAACTATTAGTCCAACATCACGGTAGCAAAGATCTGTGTCATAAGCTAAGCCATTATACTCTTCTCTGATAAATTGGATAATTTCCTCTTGATACTTAGGAGTGTTTCCCCATACTTTGTTAAATTGAGCATTGATTGCAGAATTGTAACCTGTACCAGTTAATGTAGGTTCCACTATTGTTGGTAATTCGCTAAAGTCATTTCCGCGAACCATATCAGCAACAATTTTAAATAGATCATTAACTTTATCAGCAATTGCTGGAGGTGCAGATTTGCGAATAGCGTCAGCGTTTGAACCTTCGAAGTAATGAACTCCAGCGTAACCATTAGGAGCTGCGCCAACATTCATTGTGATGGTTGTATCATCTGCTTCAAGAATTTCTACTGGTCTATTAAAATATGGATCTGTTGCTCTTGGATGCGAAATCTGAGTAATAGCTCCAGTTGCTGTGTTTGCACAAGAGAATGTAATGGCTTCTTCATCCATAATGATGTAATCGCCTTTTTCCAATCTGTGCGTTCCAATTGTAGCAGTAAAGATACCAGTTACTGGATCGTATGTAGCATTTGTTGGAGTATAAGTTGGTTGAACTGTTGCTGATTTAATAGCATTTGCAGTTGCACTTACAAATGTATGGTTATTTGCGTATCCATTTGGAATTGCGCCAACGTCAACTGTAATTGTAGTTGATGTCGTGTCCGTAATTGTAATTGGCACATTAAATGCTGGATCTGTTGAGCGTGGGTGCGAGATGTTTGTTACAACCGCTCCGTTTGCGCAAGAGAATGTAATGGATTCTTCAGCAATGCTAATTCTATCACCAGGAACATAGCTGTGTGTTCCAATTGTTGCGACCATGATACCAGTTGTTGGATCATATGTTGCATTTGTTGGTGTATAAGTTGTATTATCAGCACGTGTTTGAGTAGAAGCACCTTGTTGTAAATCAAATACTAATTCGTTTCTTACAATTTGTCCAGCAATATTTGAGATATGCTCAAATGCTTCTGCTGTTGGTGCTCTTTCATTTTTACCTAATACTGAAACAGCATTGTCAAAATATAGTCTTGAATTATTAACAGTTGAAGCGTTAGAACCATGCTGAATATCCCAAGATACTGAGTCGATAAAGTAACCAACGTCTCTTTCGCATTTTGCAGAGTCGTAGGTTAAATCAGGATGGTTATTTGCAATCCATGCTGTTGTTTCGTCAATAATAAATTGTTTGTTAGCTTGTAGTATTGCTTTTGCTTCATATGCTTCATCTGAAACATATCCTCCGCCAAACGTTCTAGTGTCAGCTGCAGCAATATCATTTTGCATAATATCAATGATTTCATTAAATGCTGTGTTTGCTCTATTTTCAGCAGTTCCACTTAAGATGTTTCCTCTAATTTCATCTCTTAGCCAAGCAATTGCGCCAACAGTTTCTGTTAGCTGTTCAGTAATTACTGTGTTTGTGGATGCATTACCTGAGCGATATGCTAAGCCAGCGAATACAGAGTTGACGTTAGAGTCTGTTGCAAAGTCTCTACGTACGGAGTCAAGAATAAGGCCCGTATCTCTGAAGCATTTTTCGTCATTGTAAACAAAATAGTTATCGCGGATCCAAGCATCTACTTCATCCTGCAAGAATACTTTGTTATTTTTAAGTTGCTCTGCTGCATTTAATCCATCACGAGTTGTTCTGGTTTTAATAACTGAGCCTTCTTCAGCTGATACGAATGTATGAGCACCAGCATATCCATTTGGTACCGCACCAGGATTTACAGTAATTGTTGTGGATGTTACTGCTGAAATTGCAAGCGGTTTTTGGTAGTTAGGCTCGCCAATTCTTGGGTGTGATATTTCAATAGTTTGACCAGTTGATGTATTAGCACAACTAAATGTGATTGAGTTTGGCTTAAATTCGATATGGTCATCTGTTGTAAATCCATGATCTGCACCCATAGTTAATTCCATAACACCAGTTGCTGGGTTATAGGTTGCTGTGGATGGAGTATGGAACGAATCAATTTTAGCCGCGTCAGTCCAATAAATTGCATTTGTGTCAATACAATCTGTTTCCGCACTTACGAATGTGTGAGTATTTGCGTAGCCGCCAGCATTACCAACATTAAATGTAATTGCTGTGCCTGTTACGCCAGTAATTCTAACTGGTTGTCTAAACGCTGGTTCATTAACTCTTGGATGTGAAAGCTCTGAGTTAATTGCTCCATTTGCGCAAGAGAATGTAATGCTCTCATCTGCTATTGAAATCCATTTACCAACTCTTAGGTTGTGCTGTCCAATATCAACTGTCATGTCACCAGTTTGTGGATCGTAAGTAGCGTTAGATGGAGTATATTTTCCATTATAAGGTGTTGCTAATGTGATGGCAAATGGCTGTGCACTTACGAATGTATGAGCACCAGTATATGTTCCAGCATTACCAACATTAACTGTAATTGTATTGTCAGTTACAGCTGAAATTACCAACTCTGCACCTGAAGCTGGGTCTGTTGGTCTTGGATGTGAAATTTCCTCAGCTGGAGATCCGCAAGAGAATGTAATACTTTCATCTGCGATTTTAATTTTATCTCCAACGACCAAATTATGCTCGCCGATTGTAGCAGTGAAGATACCAGTTATTGGATCATATGTTGCTGTTGACGGTGTAAATCTACCATTTGCGAAAGAAATAGTTTTAATTGCATTTGACGATGCGCTTACAAAAGTATGGGCTCCTGCATAACCATTAGGAACAGCACCAACGTCAATTGTAATTGTATTAGCAGTTACACTTGTGACTTGTGTTAGTGAGTTAAATGCTGGATCTGTAACTCTTGGATGCGAAATATTTGTTACGACTAAAGTATCTGTGTTCGCACAGCTAAATGTGATGCTTTCTTTATCCATAACAATTGTATCACCCGGCTGAATATTGTGATCGCCAATTGTTGCAACCATGATACCAGTTGTTGGGTTATAAGTTGCTGTGGTTGGTGTATGAGATGATTTAACATTTGCATATTGTTTAACAGCATTTAGTTTAGCTCTTTGGAATGTATGGGCTCCAGTATATCCATTTGCATCACCAACATAAACCGTAATAGTAGTATCTGTGGCCGCTGTGATTTGTAATGGGCTCTGATACGCTGGATCTGTTGCTCTTGGATGTGAAATACTTGTGTTCGCGCCTGTGGCAGTATTTGCACAATAGAAAGTTAAACCTTCCTTCGCAAGGGTAATCATGTCACCAATTTCAAATTCGTGATTTTCAATTGTAATTACTGACTCGCCGGTAGTTGGATTATATGTTGCATTAGTAGGAGTATATTCCCTACCATCTTTTTGCATAATTCCAATAATTTCGTTAAATGCTTCTTCAGTTTTAGCAATTGCAATATTATCAGTTAAAGTTTCGGAAATTTCATCTCTTAGGTGAGAGAAGGCACCGACTGTTTCTGACAGTTGTGAATCTGGAACAACTGATGTAATGGCTTGACGATAAGCAATACCGTTTTGAACTGAGTTAAAGTTTGTACCTAATTGCATATCTCTTAATACTGCTGGTACAATATAAGCATTTGTGTCACGCTGACATTTTTTGCTGTCGTAGAAGAACCACTCATCATCAGCCCAATCCATCATATAGTCTTGGATAAAGCCTTTATTTGACTGTAGTTGTTTGCGTGCATTTCTATTAGCTGCTGTAATTCCAGCATCATCACTAAATGTATATGTTTCGCCCATTTCTATGACCGAACCATCTAGTGCATCGACGAATGTATGAACTCCAGTATAGCCGGTTGAGCCAACATTAACTGTAATTGTCGTGGCTGTCTTTGCCGTAATTGGCATTGCTGATTTAAATGCTGGGTCAGATTTACGTGGATGTTTAAATTCTAATTTATTACCATCTGTATCACAAGTGAATGTAAATCCTTCAGGCATTAACAGGATATAGTTTCCAACCTCAAGACCGTGAGTTCCAATTGTGACTGTGAAATCGCCAGTTGCTGGGTCATATGAAGCGTCTGTTGGATCGTATCTTGTTCCTGATTGTTTAAGAATATCAATAACGTTATTAAATTTATAATATGCTTCTGCAGCAAATGCTGCCGAGTTTGCTTGTACTAAGTCATCAGTAGTATCACGCAATCTTTGATATGCTGCTACTGTTTCGTCACGCTGAGCACCGGCTACGTTTCTTGTAGCATTGAAATAATAAGCATACCCTGCTGTTATTGAGTTATAGTTTGTATCCAGCATTGTGTCGTATTTAACTGCTGGCAAGATGTACTCGCGAACATCTCTCTTACATTTATCAGAATCATATGCAAAGAAGTCTGGATTATTATCCATCCAATCCATAAATTCTTCAATAATAAATTCTCTATTGTCTTGAACTACTTCACGAGCACCAGTACGAGTTCCAACGCCAGTGTCAGCAAAAGTAATTGGATTTGCAAGAGGCTCTCCATTTTGAAGAACATTTAGTGTTTCATCTAATGAAGTTGAGATGCGATCTTGTATTTGTGTATTAGCATTAACAAAAATGCCATCGATCATTTCGTCTTTTAAGTGTTCGATTGAACCAACTGTTTCTGTTAACTGCTCATTAACAACTACATATGAGATTGGTGAACGATATGTAATACCGTTTAGACGACCCCAATAGTTAGAGTTTGTTGCAACGTCGTAGCCAACATTATCCACAATAATTCCGGTATCTCTAAAGCATTTATCTGCATTATAACCTTGATAACCCAAGCCACCACTTGCAGTATTGGCTGTTAGGTGAGCAATCATATCGTTAACGATATCATCAGATTTTTCTTCTATCAAATCACCAAATGCTGAGTTAGCAATGAATACGCTTTCAGTACCTACTGCTGGTTTTACAATGGTTGTTTTGCCTTTAGCTCTCATTGAGATGTCACCAAACTGAGAACCTGAGTTGTTCAATGTAACCTGTCCACCATTAAGAGCAAAGAATGCCTGACGAGTAAAGATTGACAACGAACCAATCCCGTTAACACCAGCACCGTTTTTAGCAACATATCCAGTACCGTTTTGAGTACGAGGTGTGAAACCAAAGCAGAGCAGGTAGGTATATAGTGAGTCTGTATCTAGGACGGCTCTATCCATAAGAGCACAACCGCCACCGCGACCAACTAATCTGTTCGGGAAGTCATCGATACCAATTCTTTCAATCACGCCCGTACCGCCTGTTTGTGCATATAATGTATCACCAACTTCTACGTTACCTTTTAAGTTACGAACATAAATCTGACGATTTGAATTAATATCAGTTGTCCAAGAAATGTATCCTGATGCACCACTTGAGAATGTAACTTCATCATCTACTTCAAACTGGTTTTCTGGAGAGTGGCCAGCTTCAAGATAGAATTCTTGGCCAAGGTCTGCAATTGTACCTTTTGAGTTAAACGGATTGAGTGGTGGTTCAACATCCAAACGATTAAAGTTTGAAAGCTGAGAGGAGTCACGAATATATGGAGAACGACGTAATAGAGCGCCTGGACGATAGACGATTGCAAATCCACCTTCAGGATTGTCAAAGTTATCGACTTCAAAGTTCATATAACCAAAGCCTTGAACATAACAGCCGGATCCAACCTGGATACCATTGGTTCGTTCCCAACCTGGTTTCTTTTGAATAACTGTTGCGTACTGACCAGCTGTTGATGTAAGAGCACAATCATCTGGAAGAACAATTGGTTCATCTACATAATAAGTACCTGGTCCAACTGAAATATGAATGGCGTTGTTAATGTCATTACGGTTTGGATTACCACCGGCTTTTTCAATAGCAAGTTCGGAAGCTCTAGCAAGAGTACGTACAGGTTTTAAAATTGAACCTGGATTATTATCATCGCCATCAACTGCTACGTGAACTTTAAGAGCTTTTTCGGTTGTTTTACCAAGCTCGTCGTTAAGTTGCTTGTATGTAAGCTGTTCTGTTTTACCTGTTAAAGCATTTCTTATGACGAAATAAGATTCGTCATCCATCATAGGCTCAAATTTAGGATCTAGGCTTACATCGAAATTAATAAGTTGTGAATCGATAATAACACTGTTAGCAATTTCAACTCTTTCAATTGCACCGTCAAATTTAGAATTTTTAATAATGGTATCTTCAATTGTACCATCTCTAAATGTCGAGTCTGTAAGGTTGCTGTTTGCTTGATTAGAGTCTGTGATTGTTGCGTCGTCAATAGTAACATCGTTTAATCCACCTTGGAATGTCGTGTTAGCAATAACGCCATCTCTAAATACGCCAGCTTCAATTGTTGTATCCGTAAATACGTTATTTGAGCCAGTTCCATCTGAGAAATCAGATCTAAGAATTGTCGAGTCTACCAAGTTAGTAAATGTTACATTATTACCAGTACCATTTGAGAAATCAGAGTCGGTAATCTGTGCGTTAGCAATAGTAACATCTGTTAAGCCACCGATAAATGTAGCATTAGCAATATCAACACTGTCGATTGTACCACGGCTAATTTCGACGTCAGTCATAACAACTTCGTCAAGATTTAGATTGGTAATTGTAAAGTTATTAGCTACAGCACCTTCAATAGTCATATTATTGAAAGTTGAATCGTCAATAGTTGAGTTGGTAAATACCATATTATTACCGGTGGAGTTGTACATGTCTCCATTGGTAAATGTAGAATTACGAATTACGACGTTATTAGCTGTGCCATCATTAAATTCTGATGCAGTAATAATAGAGTTGTCGATTGTTGAGTCGACAAATGTCATATTATTACCTGAGCTGCGAGCCATGTTTCCATCTAGGAAATATGAACTTGTAATGGTAACATTGTTAGCTGTTGAATCAAATATTGATCCATCTGTAAATGTTGTATTATCTATATCTGAATAGTGAATTGATGAATTGCTTAGGTCAAAACGAAGCCCAGTGACGTCCTCAGCATTTGCAACGTAAATTTGAGAATTATTTAGCGTTGAATCATTGATCGTATTTCTATTAATAACTGAGTCGTTAATGGTAACATTGCTAAGTTCGGAAGTGAACATTTGAACATTTCGGATAGTTCCACCCGTAATTTCAATGTGTGAGAAAACTTCATATTGAATAGCTTCAACGAGTTCTTTTCTTGTAATGTTCTTTGTACCATCATCACCTTGAATAAGGTTTACAATAACGAATAGGTCTTCAGATCGCGTATTAATCCCTAATATAGGACCTAATTCTGAAATCTTTGACATTCTAAACTATCCTTTTTTAATATTTTACTTTTATTTATAATGAATACGCGTGCCTATGCGTCGCGGTTTTTCATTACCGAAAGATAAAAGTAACCTTGATTTTGAGCACCTTCTCCGGTTTGTACTCGCTCGTTAAATTTAATTGCCGTGCCGCGGCACCAATCATAAGCCTCGTATTTAGCTTGCAATGTGTTTATACTCGGTAAAATATCTTCCCATCTTTGGGTAACACTAACCACGTCTGTTGTTGACGGATAGTGTTTGCACCCCTGTGTTGTTATAAGGGTACAATTGTTGTCTGCATCTATTGAGTATACATAATTCGTTGCTGCAGAATCGTCACCCCACGCGAGTCTAAATCTAGAATAAAGTTTTAGAGTTACAAATCTTTCTTCTGTTAAATTATAACCTAATTTAACTCCACCTTTTACCGCTTCTTCAACATTTAAATCGCCTAAATCATAATCTTGAATCCACCAATTAGCAGCATATGGAATAACTCCGCCAATCCATATTGTATTATCTCCGTTTAAACTTCTAGAAACATCAATACCAAATCTTGGATTTATACAAACTTCATTTATTGCTTGCCATTGATTTATAAAGTTTATTAATTCGTCGTTTAAAACTACGCCATTGTCACTAAAAAAATCTATTACTGTATTTGCATAAACTGCGGGCATTGTATAGCCCCAATCAAAAGCTCCCTGATCGTTTCTTCTTATAAGAACAGTTGAAATTTTATTGTTTAAATCTTCGCTTATTACATACGTATTTGCGCCGACTATGTTTTCAACATAATCAGAAACCCAACCAAACCCAGGATACGTTTTTGTAGTCATTTTAAATTTTATCCTTCGGGAACCTGCCAAACATAGTTATTTACACCGGCGCCACGCCAATTCCATTCTTCCCAATTTTGCATATCTACTATTTGTATACGTCCATTAGCACCTGCAGCACCATTTTGGTTACCTTGGTTATTTCCTGCTCCTTGGAATCCAACAAATGGTCTATATTGACTGGTAAGGCTTGGATTACTTCTTTTAAAATATATCCAATGCTGACCATTTGTTAGCAACGGAACAGTTCCTACTGGTCCTGTCTGGTTGGTCCCGGCATTACCGCCATTACCGCCAGTGCCGGACGGATCATTTTTAGAAGAAGCATCTCCGCCGCCACCGCCGCCGCCTGCGCCATAAGAATAATCTAAAGTACTTTGGTTAGTAACATAAAAATAGCATCTTCCTAGATCTGAATAACGATCAACTGACCCATCTTTATAGTATTGCCATTTGATAACAGTACCAGCACTTGCTGCTAGATTGCCCGTACTAGTTGTATTTTGACCTGAAATATTAACATATCGGGTTCCGTTTAAATAGAATCTACTAAAATCCCAATATCGTTCAGAATCAACATATACTTCATAATACACCGTACCACTACCGCTAATGATCCACTCAGCGTTTGCTGTTGATCTATGAATACCTACGCCAAGTCCGTTTGTTGATTCTACTGCAATTCTGTCAGATGCGCTATGACCTAATTCTGCACCTGAATAGCCAGCCGGTACTTTAATATAATTCCATGATGTATTATTAACTCTTCTAGGACTATCCACAGAGTCATCGGCAAAGTTTGTACCGGTAAAAGGTGATGGAGCGGAATTGTTAGCATTGCCGCCCGGGCCGCCTGGGCCGTACACGGAAGCTGCCCCCGCATTGCCATTGGTTCCAGCATTATGCGTTCCCCCGGTACCCCCTGGACTATTTAACTGACTATAATTGCCAAATACGCCATTAATATTATCATAATAAATCCCACTAACATTGTCAATGTTTATACTGGCAATAACACTAGATGTTCCAGACCCTCCAGCGTATGAACTTTGTGGAGATCCAGTGCCGTCATTTACGCCCGAAGCCCCGCCGCCGCCAGCACCAATCATGCGAACAATGAAAGGTGCTGCATTTAATGCGCCATAAAAATCATCAAATGCTATTGTACCTGAAGTAGGAATGTTGTCGTTATAAGGGGAAATATCCGGCACTAATCCGCCGTTTCTATAGTACTCGTTTAAAGCGTGGGGCACGCCTCCACCAAACTCTTGAGCAATATCTAGTAATGAAATTGCGCCGCTACTTTGAAGAGCCATCTTTTAGCCTTTCAACCTCACCTTGCAGTTCTTTAACTGCTTCAATAAGAAGGGCTACTATGTGTCCGTATCTAACGGCTTTGTGTGGACCATCATAATCTGGGTGTTCTGCATCAAAAACTATGCCAGGTAATACTTGTTCTATTTCCTGAGCTACAACACCAGTAACCCTTTCTTCTTTTCCAATATAGTTAAATGTATAACCATTAACTTGCGAAAGTTTTTCAAGCGCGTTAGGGATAATTTCTAAATTTTCTTTTAAACGTATGTCTGAACCAGAGTACCCAGTAACCAACTCGTTAATAGCATAAACATTATTTGCTACAAGGTTATTAATAGTTAACGACCCAGTAACTCTCATATCCCCGCCAACATCCAAATCTGTTGTGATATCTACACCTTCAAGAACGTCGATATTTGGTACAGTTAAAGTTCCAGCGGTGGAAAGTTCAAATTTGTTACTGCCAACTCCAGTATTAATTATAAATGCAGCAGAAGTATCTTTAAATCCAACATCCCATGTAATTAAGTCATCAGTAAATTGGACGCGCGGCCCGTCTGCAACATAAGTAAATGTGGCTACAACTTGATCTGACGAACCTGTTATTTCAATTGGATCTGTAAAATCTATTACACCACCACCGGTTTGCGCTGATATTCTGTCAGATTTAACTGCTGTATCACCAATGATGTTTGTTGCTGTAAAGTTCCCAACTAATGTTGCATTCCCCGTTGTGGTGTCCCCAATAGCCGATGCAGTAATAGCTTCGTCACGAAAAATGTCAACCATTTCGTTGGTTTTATCAAACCAGTTTTGAAACGTTTGTGTAGTTGTAATATTTGTTAAACTAGGTTTTGCCATTTTATCTGTTCTCTAACTTTTCTAATCTTTCACAAACATCGCTAAGCAACATTTTAATTTCATTGACGTCCTCTCCGAGCTTATTAACTTTTTTATACAAAGCTCTTTCTTGTTTATATTTATTTAGAGCTTCTACATCTGTGTTAAGTACAGCGCCGGTTTTTGGATCTCTTTTTCTATTAGTAACTATCATGAGATAGCAATCCCTCTATAGTTTTTAATAGTTGGAACTTTATGCTTATAAGGTGATAGCATTTCAAATTTAAGAGCAAACTTTCTGTATTCTGTATATGTACTTCCTTCAGCATTAGTATATTCTAATACGCCGCCTGCATTAATACCGTTTTCGCCTGGGCTGACTTCTGGAACTTCAAATGCATATTCTCTAAAGTCTTCTAGGTTTGAGTCAGATGAATATTGTCCAATACCGTCTACTAATTCCATTTCAATCCAAGGCACAGTATCAAATGAAGTTCTATCAGTTGGATTTTGTGCTTTAATGTAAACTTTAATATCAGTACTTGCTGGGCGATATGCTTGAATAAAGACTCTCATATCTTCTGCATCTATGTCGTCTGCTAATTCAACGGTTTTAGTAATAAATTCTGGCGCCGTATTAGCATCATTTGTAACTTGATATTCGTATGCAATAAGTGAAGCAGTCTCAATGTCCACCATCGGAGAAGATGTTGAGTTTGCTCTATTGTCAAGAGTAACTTTTACTTCAAATGGTTTATTACCTGTCGGGTCATTTGTTTTACTGTATATTAATACGCCATTTTGAGTGAAGTAGTTAGAGTCAGCAAACTTCATAGGAACTGCATAAGGTGTCAATACATCAGATGGATTAGTAAATCTGCCTTCCAGCTTAGTTGTGGTTGTAATATCATTAACTTTTTGAATTAATGGTTGAACAAATCCTAAATTAACGTTATCGACTGATGAAATCTGACAAGAAGTACCGCTTGAATATCCAATAATAGTATTTGCGCTAAAGCCTCTTGTAGCTGTTGCGGAACTATTCTTTAGAATAAGAGTCTCTGGTTTATTTGGATTGTGCTGAACACATTCTCCAGAAACGATAGGAACAGCAGAACCGCTTGCAACTTCAAAATCAATTTTATGATCCAAAGTAATTTCAGAATCTGAAACTATTTCTATAACTTCAAATAGCTCTTTTCTGCCTGCGCCTGAAGTTGTAACTTTAATCCAGTCACCAACAGCAAATGTTTCGTCTAGGTCTGTTCCCGTTAAACTGTTACTTCCGTTTAAAATACTAACAGTTGCGCTTGTATTACCTTGCAACGCTTTTTCTTGATAAACAAGTTCACCCTGCTCAAATACGTTATCATCATAACCTGTTAGTGTAAAGAATTCGTGATCTTGGTTTGTAAGAGTTACAGAACCAGAGTTTTGATTAAACTCGTGACGATATAACGTAAACTTAAGATCTTCATCTTGATAAGATTTCCAAGCCTTATTATTTGTGGATGTAAATAGAACACCGTCACCCCAGTCTTGGATAACAGCTTTACCTTGAGTATCACCTGGTGTTAAATCTGTTCCACCGATCTTAGATGTAAACGCTAAATAATCTGGATCGTTTGCATCAGGTACCAAAACAATTGCGTATTCTCTATCTGTTTTTAATTTAATCGGGTTCTTAAATTCAAACGTTGTTGCTACACTTGCGTCGTCAGAAACACTAACAGCACCAGGAAGCTTATGAACTTTAGAGAATGGAATAACTTTATTTGTTGGATAGCCATTTAAAACTTCTCTAATTTGAAGTGTAATACCATTAACAAGACTTTTGCGTTTAAAGAATACATCAATTTTAGATGCATAAATTGTGCCAGATCCTTTACCCATACCTTCTTTAACGTAGAATGTTTGTGCTAATGGATCAAAGAAAACGAATGCAAGAGCAATGGCTGCAATAACACCACCGCCGCCTCCGCCACCGCCGCCAACTACACCATTATTTCCATTGTTACTATCGTTACTACTATCAGCTGGTTCAGGCTGTTGTGGTCTAGCACGACCTTGAACGTTACGTGTTGTAGTGGATGTATTAACTTGAAGCTCTGGAATTCTTGTAGACATTGTCAATGATCTTGACGAAATGTCAATGTTATAAGCGTGGTAAGTAATAAATCCTTGAGAAACAGCTGCAGTTTGAATATCATCATAAGCGTCAACGTCCGCTACGTGTAATATTCTATCTCCTACAAAGAAAGTTCCAGCTGGAATGTCAAACAGTGCTCTTAAAATACCATTATCGTCTGTAGTAACTGCGTCTCCTCTTTGTCCATATGTATAAATGTCACGAGGGATTGATGCATCGGGATCACCTGGTGTTACATATGCATTAACATCTTCACCATCAAAATAGAAATAATGACGAGTATTTGGTCTTAGACCAGTCATATAAATTCTTACTTTACGGCCACGAATGTAAGGATTAAATTGAATGTTAGAAACAAAGTCACCTACGTTTTGTTGCTCTGTTCTCCATCCAACAGTTGTTTCTGTAACTGTTGTCTGCTCAATAAATCCAGGGAAGAAATCATCAGAACTTCCTACTTGAACTGATCCAATATTTTGTGTTGATGTTTGCGTTTGTGGTAAGAATTCTTGAATATCATCAACAAATGCATCCATCTGATTAGGTATGTTTGCTAATACTGGTACCGGGTCGGTAACAGTATCGTGCACAAAATCATGATCTGGGAATAATTGTCCTTGGCCTCTATAGCTGTAGAAGTTTGTTGTACAAGATCTTGTTCCTGTGGCAAACGGCTGTTTAATAACTGCTACGTGAGCATTTCTAGAAAGTGTTGCTGTTTCAGCGGTTGCAGTTGCTGGGAATATAGTAGCATTAGATGATGTTTTATATTTCATATCTAATGGATAAGTTTTAAGAGCTGGGGCCATAACTCTTCTATCAGGAAGAATTGACGCACTAAACTCTGGGCTTTCCATATTAGCTAAAGTTAAATCATTTAAAGGATCGGCGATATAACCGTTTTTAAATCTATTAACGACACCATCGCGAATAATCATATTTTCTACTGACTGTTCTAGCGCATTTAGTGATATATAGTATTCTAAGCTTTTTGATCTTCTATCAATATCTGCAATGTCTGCCATAGTATATCTTCTAACACCAGACGTTGTTGCTCTAACAGCATACTGATTTTTCTTTTGCTGAGCAGCTTCTTTTTGTGAAAGAGCTGGATACCCAGGAATTGTCAGTTGCGAAATAATGAATTGATCGTCGCCAATTGTAGGTGGTCTTGGTGATTGATCTTCTTGACCTTTGATAAGACTAAAGCGACCATAAGAGTCAACTGTAATTAAGTCAACACGAGCCAAATAGGACTCAATGTCCATGACCATAGATTCATTTAATGCTGGAATTAAATATCCCGCAGCATTTGACCTACCATAAGAAGCATGATCTGTAAATGAAATTGTATAAGCATCAACCGCGGTTGAGATTGTTGGAGCCGCACCTGCTGTTAACGCTGTATAATCGGCTGCAGCGTCTTTGTCAACATACGGTCTAAAATCAACGCTTTCTCTTAAATTATATTTCTTTCCGCTAGACGATTGATAAACAGATATATCGTTTGAACGAATAAATCCTGAAGGAAGTGTAGTTGAGTCATCGTCAATTTTGTAACTACTGATTGTAAAGAAATAACCGCCAGATTGAGACGAACCAATTTGATGAACTTTTAACTTAATAGTCAGAGTACCTGTTGGCTCTGGTCTATTAGGAATATATTCCATATAAGAAATATCATAATAATGATCTTTTTGGTTCTGCTTTAAACGGAAGCTTTTTGTAAAATCAGTTCCAGATGAGTCAACAATACTTTGAATACTAATAACATCTGGGAAACCTAAAGAATATCTTGTTGTTCCGCTTGCATATGCAACTTTAATATAAGGTTCTACTGGTGTTTTAATAAATGGTGTGATAGATTGAATTCTTTCGTTATAGAATACGTTTGCATATCCTGTTCCGGAAGAACCAAGAGTAATATTTAATACGCTATTATTTAAAGATGTGCTATATCCGGTAACTGTTAGCTGAGTACCTGCACTATCAATAACAACAATATCATCATTGTCGCATGCAAAATCACGACCAGATGATCCACCTTGAGTAATTGAAATTGTTGTACCGCCAAATGAACCAGAAAACTTAGATCTGACTGGAACAGAAATGTCTGTTGTATCTTTTGTGCTAAATACACCAGTTGGGAAAATAACAGGAGCTTTTGCCTGATCCCTGATTACAGAATCTGATGGGATTGTAATATCACCATTTGCGCTGATATAATTTACATCGTTGAATGCTTGACCGCCATTCATTTTAACAGCAGTCAAATATATTTTGCTAGGTGTAATATTTCTTACAATTGCAGTGCCGCGCGTAACAAGTCCAGAGTCTAATAGATTGACTTCTTCTAAATTTAGCGTAGGATGGCCAGTGAACGAACTTGTAACATCAATATAATGTCCATATTGCATAGAAACAGATTGGTTATTATAAGTTTCTGTTGCTTCAATATCCTCAATAGTAAAATCAATCTCTCCACCGTTTTCAATGCGGTATCCGTGAATATAAGCCAAGCCTGGTCCAACGATTGCTTTTAATGCGTTGTTTGCACTTGCTTTTCTTTCTGTTCTTACATTAAATTTTTCAATTATATAATCACCTGATTCCTCATAAGTACGACGAGCCATTTCATCGCCTAATACGTTATATTGTGAAACGTCTCTTAATGTAACTTCCTTTCCTTCATTATATTTAATTAATGTAAAGAAGTCAAGGTCTATTTCTGCATCAGAAATATCTAATACTGTTAAAACAGGTGCTAATTTAAGTCTATCTGCACCAGGAGCGTTAGCATTAGTTGTTCCTGCAGCATTATCATAAAGTGATCTGTCTTGTAAAGCAGTAACTAGAGTTTCTGTAATTTTATATCCGACTGCTTTATCGTCTGGAGAGTCTGAGTATTTTTCAACAATTAAAGATTGAGCTTCTGCATAAATGAATTGGCCTTTTTGGAAAATAATACCCGGTGTCGATTGGATACCATATGAATAACCAACTCTCGGCGATTGTGTTGTAACGTTAATTGTATTTAAGTTAAGAGTTGTGCTATATTCATCTTCGCCAGAAAATCTACGTTCTGTGATAGTCAGCAACTCACCAGAGCGAAACTGTGTATTAACTTCGGTGTTATTGATATATTGAATATAAAATGTGTTTAAATCAGGTGGGCGAGTAGAGAAACCACGTGATGCTTCTACAATACGTGCTTTAAGACCACTATCACTACCTTCAATCTCATATACTAATTCAACTTCAACATTATCAACACCGCCTACTGTGTCTAACGCTTGTCTACTAATATATTCTCTTGGATCAAATCCACCTTTGTCTGCTAATTTAACATATTGCAAACCGTTAATTTGTGCAAAGTTACAACCTTTAATGATTGAACCTTCTTTAAAAATATTATCTCCAAATGTTTCAATTTGGTTTTGCAACATTGTTTGCAATTGAGTAAGTTCACGTGCTTGAAGAGCGTATCCTGGTTTAAATAAGATACGATAAAACTGATCCTCAGCATCAAAATCATCAAAATATGGTGCAATATTTAAGTCTGTATTAATAGGCATTTACGGTTTCCTTAAAATTCCAATACCAGTTTGTATTCTTCACGTGATTGGTCTGTTCTTGTTAGAGGTGTGATATCTTCCATAAAGTATAATACGCCAGAGCGCTGCACATATGGAGATTCTACAACATTATCTTCTATAGGTGTATTTATCTGAATTGCAGTACCATCTAAAGTTAATAAAGGATAACTTAAATTTAAAGATGTTTGGCTAGTACTATCTGGGTTATTAACATACGGGCCAATATATTCTGAAATATAAAATGTATTTGACGTCTCATCAACTTCGTGAATTTTTCCAGAAAAAATAACGTCATTATTTGCGTCTACTTGAGTGACTAGAGTATCGACAGATAAGATATCGTATGATGAATCTGTAGTGACTGCAATTCTATTATCGAATGTTTCTGGGGATGTATAATTTGGTGACGTATTAGCCCACGTTGGGTTTTTAATAAGCCCAACTGTATTAAACGTGTTTGTTGCTCCAATCAATGAGTTGTTTGTTTCATTGATATATGCATACATTAAAATTCTTTTTGCTTCTAATTCAGCAATAAGGTCTGTGCCATGTCCACCTTTTGGTGAAAGTATTGGTCTTAAAGTTGCTCTAACATCTACAGTTAGTGGATCATCTGGATCAAAGTCGTATAATGGATCTTTAATAGTAGCTGTAGCATTATGATATCCATCGCCAGAACTGTTTATTTTAATTCCAGTAATAACTTCATCTTCAACTATGGAAACAGCTTCACAGCCTGTTCCGTCACCTTCGATTATAACGGTTGGTGTAATGCTAACTTCTTGTGTTAATTCAACGTTAGCCGTATCTCTTGCGCCTGGACTGTTTATAACAGGCTGACCTTTTAAAGTAAATAATCCGCGGCCTGACCCTGTATCATAAACATATTTAGAAATTTCCCATAAAACTGTTTGAGGTCCTGATAAAACAATTGACATTGTCATACCGGCATAATAATTTTGAATTTGGCTTAATCTATAATCAGCGGGTGTTTCGACAGTAACAATGTTATCAGCCTTATTAATACCATAAACAGATCCTTCATAAATTGCTGGATATCCAAAATTTTCAAGACCATTAGATAATTCAATTTTATTAATTGGAGATCCAGTAGTGGTTGGCAAAGCAGCACTATTTGCAGTATCAAATGGATCTAATATAAAATCTCCCATAATAGGGATATAGCCTACTGCATTATAGGCTTCAAATTGAGCCGCAGTAATTCTAAACATATATTTCCAAACATAGCCGTCAGTAAGAACAGAATAAATTTGATCTTCGTTTGTTATATCATATTCTGGGTGTGTTTGAACAGCCGCGCCGCCATTGTTATTTAAACATTTAAATACGCGATAGTCGCCAGTTTTATTTAAGTTTGGGCCAACAACACAAATAAATTTTTTGTCTGATAGATTTACTTGATCGTCATATTCATCAAATACCGTTCCTTCTTGCCAAGGATTATATTTAAACATAATTTTAACGTCAGTTGGAGCAACTTTTTTACCAAACAAAATGGTATTCATAAATTTGCTTTCGCTACCCTGCGCGTTAACAGAAGTGATTTTATTTCCGAAAGAATCTAAATTGTTTCCTACCATCATATAAAATTCGTTGGTTAATGCTGTATTAGCATTTTCCTGCGTTTCAAGAAAGAAATTCCTAAGAAGATCCTGCTTATATTTCGATGTCAAAATCTCTGCCATACTACCATTTTTCCTGATGTTTTTCTAATATTTATATTTAATTATCCACGTCTACGAATGGCAGTACGAGGATAAACATGTCCTGATGTTGGTCTATTTTTAAAAGCTGTTCTTGGGTATGCTGTTCCAGTGTCTGATCTTTGGTTAAACCAGCGCAAAAATAAATTTGGCGCGCCTTGCAAACTTGTCCTGTCCATAGGATCATCAGTTCCGCTGTCTCCCATTTCATTAACGTTTGCATATTGTGTTAACCAAGCTTGAGCTTCTGCTTGAGTAGTACCTGGATAGTGTTCTAATAGACAAGCTAATACGCCGCAAACTTGTGGGCCAGACATACTAGTTCCTTGATATTTTCCTAAGTAATAACTCCCATTTCTAGGATCTGCAGTGGCACCAGTACTTGTATGAAGACTAGATTGTATTGCGACTCCTGCTGCAAATATGTCAACAAGATCTCCGCAATTAGAAAAAGTTGCTTTAAACTCTGCTTGTCCGTTATCCGTTGCCCCAACGTTAATCACGTTTTCTACGGCTGATCCTGACTGATTTCCCCTGTTAAGATACCAAGTTGCACCAAATCCGAGATAAGTTGCATAAAAAAAGTTGTTATAATCTTGGTTAGTAGATCTAACGGTTTTAAAAGAGTCGTTTCCTGCTGAAGCTACAATTATAATACCATCATCTATAGCATCTTGAATATCTGCTGCCCTTGCACTAGACCAATAAGGTACGGTTGGGGATGTATCAGTTGCATAAAATCCGCGCGCTTGTAATTCTGCTAATGTAAGACTTCTTCCCGGATTATAATCTACGCCTCTATAAATTACTCTTGTAACTGGGCCAAAATCGCCATTGTTAAGTGTGATCGTTGTTCCATAACTATTATTTGTGACAGTTGGATTTCTTCTCCCGGTTGCTGAATTAATTGGTTTACTATTATGCCAAGCTCTAATATAGTCCCACATTAAAGATGAAGAAATACTATTTTGATTAGTTGAATATGGGCTTATGTTATAAATGTTTGCTTCTCTAGCCCATCCTTGAGTATTACCTGCTACCGTTCCTGCAACATGGCATCCATGATTATTATCTTCAGTTCTATCTGCTATACCATTACCATCGGTGTCAGGATAGCTAGGATCTACGTATGGAGTATAGACATAAGTTCCATTAGCCCCGCCACTTACTTCGTTTGTATGTTGCAACCAATTATATTGAACAACTCTTGTTCCACCGGTACCATCAGAATTAACTGCAAATTCTGGATGGGCAGGATCAATGTGCCCGTCTACAATAACAACGTCAACATTTTTACCACCGGTAGTAACACTGAAATCTTGTGACACGTTTGAAGTAGCATCATCACCCCAACCACTAATGTTGGCAGCTAATTGATGTCTTAATAGTCCCCAGTTTATATCACCTACATCAGTAAAAAAGTCTTTTGAAAAAACTTCTCCAGACGAGGTCCAACCGGACGGTTTAGTAAATAAATCTAGAATTTCTGCTAACTCTACACTGGCAACTCTAGGATCATCTAATATCATGAGTGCTTCATCAAAATCTAACATATAGTGAGTATTTCTACTTATGTTTCTTCTATGCCTAACACTTACGGAACGATCTGGAATATACAAACTTCCGCCAGGCGTTTCCATATCAGTATAGAAATCTTGCAAATCTTCTTTTCTATGAAGAGTTACGATCCATTCTTTTTTAGCCATTTTAAGCCTCTAATTGTAGGATCGTTAATGTTACTGTAACGGTTCCCGTTGAACCGGATTTATTTGTCACGGCTATTGGAATTGTTGTAGTAGGAGAACTTTCATTATTATAACCGATTGTAGCCGGCGCCATTGATACAGTTTGAGCTCCTGTGGTAATAACCTCAGCGATTACACCAGAGTCAACCGCAGGATCGGTTGTTTCTGTTCTTGAAGCGTCTGCTGTTCTTGAAGCATCGTCAGTATAAACTCTTACCCAAGCAGCCTTGTCCGTTTGAATTTTCATTAAAACATAGCCTTTAAATCCCGGAATGTTTATATCTGCAGACGCTGCATCAGCTATAGAAGGAGAGGTATTAGCGCCAGTAGTTCTTGAGCTTAACCCAATGCCACCGCCATCTTCAAAGGTGAAGGTGCCACTTCCGTTTGTGGTTAATACCTGGCCGTTAGTACCATCAGAAATTCCTAGGTCTGTTAATGCCGACGGAAGAACCGCAGGTTGGAAAGTAAATACACCAGTGCTGTTATTATATGCTAATGCCCCAGCACCTGTTGCCGATCCGGTGGTTACGCTAATATCTGTTAATGCTATACCCGTACTAATGTTTGAGTCGAAGGTATATAACTCGGTAAAGTTTTCATTAACTTTGATGAAGGCATCACGGAGTCTATCGCCTGTACCGTCATCTGCTGTAGTGCCTACATCAATTATTTGTTTTGCCATTTTTCCCTCATAACTTTTTAGTTATTTATCTTATTTCTATGGTTCTGCTGTCGCGTCAGCTCTTATATCTGTATCATCAACTTTATATGTTGTAGCATCCGCCCTTAAGCCGCCGCCCGCATATGGAACGTATTGATCTGGTCCAACGATGTAATCTCCGCCGACTTCTTCGTCTTCTTTGATACCAAGAATGTTTCTTGCGCCAATGCCAATTGGTACATCTCTTTGATACAAGAAATCACCAAACATTTTTGTACCTGCCAAATGCAGATGTCTTTCAACTGGTTCTCTAAATCTTTCTTCGCCAACCAACGTTTTAATAACATAAGAATATTCTTGATAATAATCACTATCTTGAATTTTCATGCCATAATCTTTATATTCTGTTGTGGCGTCAATATATCCATCATCGTTGCTGTCAGAAAATCCGTTTAGATGGGAATTGAATGTAGCCCAATATCCCTCTGTGATACCTTGTGTATATGAGTTTGCTATGCCTCTTGCGTGCTTAGTTCCGTCTTCATCTACCAAATAAACTACATCACCTTCTGGATATCCAAGTCCAGATCTGTATATTTCAACTTCTTTAATTTTTCCAGATTCGTAATCAACAGTTGCTTCAATATCTGCACTTTCACCCAATTTTTCACTGTTATAGTCTCTAGCAACAGTTACGACATTATATCTAACGCCATTGAAAATAATATCATCGTCTTTTGTAAATCCATAATAACTAAAAGGTCTGACCTTTATATACTTAGGATCAGAAGCATTAATTCCTGTAATAACGCCTCTTCGTCCCGTGGATGTTCCCTCTATTTCTTCTCCAACTGTGAAACCAGCAGCAAAGTTGTCAACCGTGATAACTTGTTCATATCTATCAAAATATCTCATTATTTCGTCAACAGCTATTGCCCATACATCATTAGTATAATCTGCACCTGGGTTAACATTAACGAGTTCACTAATTGTGCCAATTTGGAAATCTTGTAAATCAAATGCTTCGTCTAGTGGAGTAGCCAGTGTAACTGGATCAGCCGTGCCTGACATTGGTCTAACTGCTGGAGGAACATCATTATAATTTGATGAATTAATAAGAACAGAAGTATAATCTGCAATTTTGTCAGTAATAAGACTTACTGTTTCTTGGTTGGTAATATTAACTTTAACATCTTCAGAGTTACCAGTTAAAGGAAAAAGAGGCCCTGGAGAAGAGCCATTTTTATCAGTAATAAGAGCAATGTTTGCCTGTAAGAAAGAATCAATTTGTGGATTGCCGGCGCGGTCAGTAGCAAAAACTATAGAATTAGCATTAAATGCTTCACCCGGATTCATTTTAACGCCAACAGCAACTTCGCTCTGGCCAATTACTCGACCACTTGCTCCAAGATCGTCTGTTAATCTTTCTTCTAAAATAAACGATTTATTAGGATTATCAATAATAATAACCTGATCTGAAACTAAAAGTTCTGTATTAGCTACAGTGTATCCAAAGCCGCCGTCTGCAATTTTATAAGAAACAAGACCGGTTGCTGTAGTAAATACTTCAGTAACAATAGCGCGGCCACCCGATCCTGTCTGACTTTCTACATCAAATATTTCCCCAACTTCATGATTAGTAGTACCACTAAAAATGTTAGGATCGGTTGTAATATTAATATTACTTAAAGAGCCAGATAACCTACCAAATGAAACTGAATTACCATTGATAACACTAACAATATCGTCATATTTTTCAAAGGTACCTTTAACGTCACTTAAATAAAGAACAGGTATAAGAGTTTTATTAACATTGATAAAGCTTACGGTGTCAACAGCAGCTCGTGCGCCAGAAGCAGCGCCCTTAATATTTTTTCCATATAAGTCACCATAATCATATTTGTTTCCATCTTTATCATAGAAAACATTATTATTTGGATACATTTCTAAATAAACGCCTTTTCTCCAAGAAGAGTCTGAAGGCTTGGCCATAAACTGTCCAGGATATTTTATTTGCGCATCTTCGCGATAGAAAAGCCTAAAAAATACTTTAATAGCGCCGGGAGTACCTTTACGCCTGTAAAGATCTAAAATACTCCTAACAGCAAGTCGCGCTACATCAGGTTCCAACAAATCCATATCCGGCATAAACATTTTATGGAATTGGATAATAAACTCAGAAGTTGTTCTAGCAATATCTCTATATTCAAAAAGTCTTCTTGATCTATAGTGACTCATATTAGTTTCTGTTTCCAAAAACTCATAATAGTCTTTAATCAGCTGAACGAGTTCGGTTCCCGACTCTCGATATATTGCAGGAAACTGCTGCTCGACTTTAAATAAAATACTTTTTTCTATTTCCATTATTTTGTCTCTATAATTTTAACAGTTACATCTGCATCTCTTATAGCAAAAACTCTTCCATTAGGTGCTTTAATATCGTCTGTTTTTGTATTAGCTACAACTTTAATTGCTGAGCCATTAAATGATTCTGTTTTAAATCCTGTTAATTTAACTTGGCCTGTTGTATAGTCAACTGTGCCTAAATTTGGCTCAATAACTTCGGGATTAACAGAGTCGGCAGCAACAATTTGAATTTTGCCATTACCATCGTCCTGGAAAAATACACAAACACCATCTAAATCATATTCGCCAGATTTAATTGCAGGCTTATAATCAGTAAATTTATTTGTAGTATTATATGCATATGGTTTGACTAAAGCTGTATTAAAATTAAATTCCGGGTTTAACGAAACATTTAATTCAGGAGTATAATCAATTATTGGCTTTGCAACAATAGCATTTGATTGGAAAGCAATATCAGAATTATCTATTAAGGTTGAAAGCTTTGATAATCTAAGTGTTTTATTAAAGTCATCTAAGTTCGTGTCTGAATAGTTTGTAATCGTGGTTCTGACTAAAGATTCTAATTGACCAGCAGATTTTGTAGTAACTGACTTACTGTAATATGCATTTACTGTAATATCAGCATAATAATACTGAGCATCGATAAAAATAGGCTCAACAGCCAGCGGAGTTCTATCAGCTAAGTAATCGATATATTGTGCTGCAGCAGATTTTGATAATAGATCGTTACCTTGACCCAGATAAACTGAGATTGCAACTTTACCATATTGCGGAGGTTCTAATTTTTCTCCACCATATGCAGCAACAGCCACGATCTCTGGGAATTGATTTTTTAACAATTGCTCATAGTCCGATTGAGTAACAGCGCGTTCTTGAATTTGCAAAGCTCTAGGAGCTGTAAAGCGAATACTTTCAGTCGATTCCTGGTCTGACCCACCCTGGGCTTTAGTTACTGTAGTAACAACTGTGGCTCCATTTTCTGTAATCTGGGCTGTAAATGATTGAATACCATTTGCTTCGGCGCCCGATGTAACTCTATATTTTACGCGAACATCTTCTAGTTCTGTTGGTTGATATCCAAATACGTTTCTGCCAAAATAAACAGAATAACGTCCATCAAAATATGGTTCAACATAAAATACTTTATCCAATGCTCCAACGCCAAATACATCATTTTTTCTTACAAAAATGTTTGTATCTTCGGTTGCTTCGGCATCAACAAATACTTCAATAGAGTCGGTATCACAATTTTCGTTAGATAGATTAACTCTTAAAACACCGTCATCGTCAATAAAGAAACCTTCACGCTCAAAGCTTGTAAGAATAGATCCTTCGTACAGCGTAATTTCTTCACTTTCATAAACTCCTGGTGACGAAGCCTTTGCAATGTGTACTCTATCGGTTATAAATTCGTAATTATTTCCAAGATATGTAGCACTAAAACTTTGGTATTGAGGAATTACGACAGTTGTACCAGTTATAGTATCATCTAAAATTTTAACCGTTACTGTAGCTCTTGCTGATTTGCGAGATCTTGGTAAGTAATTTAATTCTTTTGCATGCGAGACAACGGAGTTTCTTAATACGGCCGAGTCGATAAACATCTCATTGATTGCCATATTAGTATAAAAGTTATTTTGATAAGTGTTATATGCTAAGACGTCTAAAAGGACGCTCATATTTGAGCCGTCAAAATTGTAATCTTTAAACTGCGTTTGATCTTGCAGAAAGATTTTAAACTGCTCTTTAATTGACTGAAAGTCTAATTCAGCAAGATTTAATTTAGCCATCTTATCGTGTCCTCTCTAAAAATACACTTAGCTCTACTGGCGCTTCTCGGTTTGTTATATAAAATTCTACTTGGACTGCTACAGTATTTTCGTCTCTCGTTGTTCCAACAGTAACGCCAATTAATTCTGCTCTTGGCTCGTGTAATTTAATTGTTGTAGTAATTTGTTCTTCTATAAATTTTAATGAGCCGGGGGTGATGTTTTCAAATAACATTGCCTTAATATTACCACCGAGGTTGGGTTGGAATAATCTTTCACCGCGGTCGGTTAAAATAAGATTTTTAATAGATTCCTTTACGGCATCCTCATCTTTTAATAACGTTAAATCATCAGACAAAGGACTGATCTCAAGATCTTTCTTGAAATCAGAATATAAATTAATTTTCTTACTGTTTCCAGTTAATAAGTTAACTACCATTTATCCGTCCCAAAACATAAGTCCATCTGGGTTAACAATTTTTGTTCTAGTATCAACATGAATGAAGCCATCCCCTATGTAGGTTCCTATTCCATTAAATCCAACAGCTACAGCAATTGCTTTAAAGTTCTTAATTGACGTTGCGTTAAATCCACTCCAAGTGCAGTCAAAAGCTCTTCCGTTTGTATGTGCACTTTTGTCAACAGCGCCGCTGCCATTTTTGCGAATATGTTCATTATAACCATCACCCCTGAAGGCACTCAAAATCGTTATTCGTTTTCCAAACTGTTTCTGTAACCTCATTAACATTACTCGTTCTAATTGTCCACATTTCCACCACATTTGAGAAGCACCGCCTGGTTTTTCTTTATAGTACCGATAAGCACCACCCTTAGTTAATACAAATCTAGGATCTTTGCCATCAATTAAATCATCAAAATTAGGTATCGCCGCAAGTTCCTCAGGTGTAGGCGGGTATTCTAATTTTAATCTTTCACCATATTTTTTAACTCCATATGCAGCATCGTCGGCAAGATAAACGGGGTCTATTCTACCCGTTTTGAGATCGCCATATGTTACCGGTGGGTCTGTATTTGGTACAATAGTATCATCAGTAATTGGTTGCTTATAAAGGTCCTCGTTCATTCTATTTATCTCTTCTGTGCGTTTTTCATCACTGTATCTTCTCGCACCATTTTCAATGGCCGCACCTGTGTTCACGGCTGAAGAGCTTTTGACGATGCCATAATTTCTTTTATATTTTTGTACAAATTGATCTAATGGTTTTTTAGCGTCTTCAAATACTTGAGCAATATTATTGGCTAAACCACAAAATCTAGCCATTAAAAATAGAATTTGCTCTAACGTTGGATTTTTTAATAAATTACAAGCATAATCTATTAAGTTTTTAGCTTTTTCTTTTACATTATTAATAAAATCGCCATCGAAGAAATTCATAACTTCTTCTTTAATTTTCATTACATTTTGAGCAATCGTCTGATTAATAAAAACTTCTGCTTGCTTAAACATTTTATCTAAGCTAAAGTTTTCAACCATTTTTTTAACTTTATTAATTGTTTTATCAATAACCTTAGTAATCTGATCTTTAATTTTAGTAATTAAGGCTTCAACTTTTAAAGCATCAAAAAAAGCTTTTAAAGGATTTTCAAAGTTTTTAATTTTAGATAGAATAGCTAATGCTTTACCAGCAACTTTTTGTATCTCATCAAATAAAGCAAAAACACCAAATATGTTTGGCAACGCACTACAGAAACCGCCCATAATACTATTTAAAAAGCTTCCGTTATAAAAGTCATTTAAGCTTGATAAAAAGCTGTCTGTATTATTCCCATTTATTGCATTATTAACGCTAGTAGGATCATAATAATAATCTTTCATAAACAAAGCCATTTCAAAAGGTGTTATTTTTCTTCCTTTTTCAATAATACCAAAAACTACCTCGTAACCTTCTCTAGCTGTTCCATCTGAATTAGTTACTGATTCTTTTATATTAATATTAGTACTAAATGCATTATTTAAATTATTTACCGATCCATAAAATTCTTTGTCACCGAACTCAGCAACCGCATCAATAAGCTCATTACTATCAAGTTTAGTTACTATATTATTTAAAAACTGATTTTCAATAACAGCTACTTGATCTAAAGACCAAGTACCATTCGCATTCGTATAAGATCCCGTAGCTCCAGTATTAAATAAGGATACAGTGTTTGTAGTTCTAAAATTTGTATTAAAATCAAGATCAGGACATTTTGACATTAGACAATTACTCCTTCATCAACGCTTGTAATACCAGCTGAAGTAACCGGCTCCGTTGTTCTTTTATCTGCGGTCGTTGCTGTCGATTTAGCTGGAGGCTCAGGTAATTCTGTTCTAGCGGCACCCACGCCTTGCTCTCCGCCTGTAGCAGAGTCTGCCTCGCCGTTTGCCATAGTGACTACATCGTCTATTGCAACTGTAGCAGCAGAAATACTAACTTGGCCCTCTGCTCCTCCTCCAATTTGAACATTTGCTGCACCATAAAGGTTGGCATCGCTTTCGCCAGTCATATAAAGATTATCGGCCCAAACGTTAAGATCGGCAGCCGCATCAATCCATGTTTTATTTGCTTTTAAATTCATATCTAATTTAGACTGAATATTAAGAGTATCCTTTGCGTATATACCCATCGTACCATTATGAGCATCTAACATCATATCGTTTGATTTTATTTGCAGAGAGTCGCTAATATTGAAGTTACCTTGCCCTCCAACACCGACATAATGGTTACCGTGAATAATTTGTTTATAATCACCGTTAATCTCTTGTGTAACATTTCCGTCGTGATACATATATGTGTGACCCATAATGGTCACATTAGATTGTCCGCCGATATAAACATGTTGACCGGTTTTATTAACATCAAACTTATCTCCAGTAGATCTGGTGGTCATACTACCATTAGAGTCAATTTGTATATAGGACCCAGCTTTATGCCAAATCATAATACGCTCGTTGTTTTTAGTGTCGTCTAATTCAATAACGTGCTCTGACGTTTTCCAAACTTTATTAAATGGATATTGAGCAGCGTACGCTGGCTGTGGTTCTTTCCAAGCAACAGCACCCTCAGCAACCTTTTCAACATCTATCGCAGCCACTGATTGTTCCATAACATAAGTTTCTTCAATATTTTCACCGCGGGCAAGTCTGTCTTGTTGAGGTTGGCCAAAATTTTGTGGTTTTGAGCCATTAGCAAGTCTATCTTCGCTAGAATGGTGAGTGCCAACTTTCGTGCCCCACCCGTTTTTCTCAGGGTTTGGTGCTTCAGCAAATTGAGTAGGAATTAATCCCATTATCATAGGAGTTTGAGCATCCCTTCCATCTAAGAAAACACCAAAAACAAAATCATTTAGCTCCGGTATCATTTGGCCATTTGGTGTATAATCACCTTTCATACAAATAGCCCAAGGTAGATGCTCTGTTGGAATTTCTTCTAGAGTTCCGTGCACACTAAATGCTCGAACTTGAACACGTCCTTCATTACGAGGATCGATACAATTTTCAACCACGCCTATAAAAAATAAAGGATTTGCAATACCAATTCCAGCTTCCATTATGTTGTACTCCAATCGTATTTAACTAATGTTAAAGAAGTTTTCAATTCAAAATTTACAAAGGCATGTCTAGTTCCATATACTAAATATTTGCCTGCTAATTGGTTGTGTTTTTCTGCCGAATTACCTCCGGATGCAGATATGCTTAAATCTATAATTCTTCCTGGAGTAATATCTGCACGACCTCTTAATTCTGCATTAACAACCATATCCATTAAATGACCGCGGTACGAGTCTCTTTTTAATGCTATTTCAGCATAATGAGTTTCAGCTTTTAACGTTGAAGGCAAATCTTCTGCGCTTTGATAATCTCTTACAATTATATATCTATGCGAATTTTCTTCCGTGAATGTATCTTTAATAAACTGCTCAGTATGTGGCATACTAGATAATTTTCTAGTATTACCAGTTGCGTCTACGAACTTAGTACCGTCTTTTAAATAATCAAATTTTTCTATACGAGTTGTTCTTTTAAGCAGATCAATTTCAAACACGTCTGCCATATATTTTCCACTAAATATATCTTTCCCAGTATTTAGACCTCTTTCAGGATTAGAAAGACTGTCAATTCTTCCGATTTGTGACTCAGTATCAGTATAATCTGATGAAGCAGTTGGAGAATAAAATAACTGAATAGCAGATTTATTTTGTTTTGCTCTTTCAAAGAAAAACTCGTCAGTAACAAAATAATAACCAATCCAATTTTCAAAAAATCTAAAAGTATGTGATGCTGTTTCTGGTTGATAAGATTTAGCAGCTAGAAAATCCATTGCTTTAACTGGTGTATATCTAGGAATAATAAAATTCAAAATACTTGCGCCAGGCTGCACAAAGAAAAATCTTTCTCTTTCTCCTTGAAGTTCATATCTGACCACTGCATACGGAAATGTTGAGCCTCTTATTACTCCATTTGATTTATAATCAGGATCTATGTCAGATTTGCTACCCACCTTTCCAATATATTCATCAAACATTTCCTTTGCAATTTTTTCAGTTGTTCCTTTATAGTGTTTTGTAATTCTTCTTTTCATCATATTAAATGATGTTGTAGAAACGCAATGTGCAGTAAAAGATACCGTAGCACTGTTATCACCGATTGTGAGATCACTAACTTTATAAATCTGAAGTTGTACTTTTAATGGACTTTGAAGGTCATCAACTGAAAGCTGCAAGTCAATGCGCTCTTCTGCTCTAATTGGTAAATTTTCTGCAATACCAATAGCATCAGTCACCACAATAACACAAGTATAACTAGCCATGTCCATTGATTGAGTAAAATGAACTTGAGTAATAAAGCCGTCTAAATCGAACGGCTTTGAATTACCATATGAATATAACTTAGCAGAAGTTATTGTATAACTTGAATTATTAAAATCTCTAGGCATTATTTCTTATTTTTTGAATAAACTCGTCTGTAATCTGCGGTAAGTATTTTCTGTCAAATAAGAAGATCTCTTTTTTATTATCATTAAGAGCTTCCTCTTGTTCATAAATTCTGTAAGGAACCCATTCGTCAGGAATAATACGCTTGATAAAAATTCTTCTCCCGGTTTCTGTTAACAAAATGACACGGTCTTCTCTTCGTAGATATATCGTACGGAATGAGTCGGGAGCTAACCTAATTACATCAGCCATTTTTAAACCTCTTTATAATAATAGACAACGTTATCTTGTCTATCTTCATCTTGTGCCCATTGTAAAACTTCAGGGCCTTCTTTGCCGCTTTCGGCTTCGTATTTTTTAATCATATAATTGTTAAAATCTTCAACGTTTTTTGGCCACTGGTGATATGGATCTACAATATTATTTGCCATTAATACTAACCATGTATAATCTGTGGAACCATAGTACCAATTAGCAATATCCTCTGGTTTCTCTCCATCTTGTACTGTGTATGGAAGATAAACTAAAGGATTAGTAGTAACACTTTTCATTAAAGTATTTCTACGAGTGATATCGCGAATTTGTTTACCCTCATATTCTATAATTGGAAATTCATCGAAATATTTTGACATTATGATATTCCTTCGTTTGTTTATTATCTGCCGTTGGGCGGTATAACTGTTGTTGAGCTAGTTTTTGCTGGCGGCCCGCCAAATCCACCCAAGAAGCTTGTAACACTACTATCCATTTGCTGCAGTTGTTGATCTATGGTCGCGCCCTGCGGTCCAGCAATACTTGCACCACCACCAGTATAATCTTCTTGTGTATGAATCTCTAGTTCCATTAACTGTATTGAAATGGTAACAGCAGTTGGCTTACCACCTTTAATAACAGATACAATACCGCCACCACCAAAATCCACTGATACACTTGAAATCATACAAGGCTTAAATTGAAACCAATAGCCTGGGTTAACACCCAACAGATACGGTTTTACAATAGATGGGTATTTTAAAAATGCTCTATTAATACCTGGCAAATCTTGAACTGCTGGTAAAGAACTAATTTTTAATTGACTTATAATATTTCTGATAATATCAGAGTCTTTTTGATTTTCTGGAAATAACTGCCAAGATAAGTTATGGTTTTTTAATTGAACACCTTGGAATGCTAATGTCATCCTTGGGTTAATAGTTTGACCAGTTACATTGTCAATAGTAGAGCCAACAGTACCGCCAAACAGATTAGGCGCATAAGATCTCAATAGAAATGATGCACCTGAAATAATATCGCCCGTTTGCGTTCCTAGTAAACCTTGCGTCGCGCTTTTTACCAAATTCGTTGCTGATTCACCAAATCCACCTTGAGCATCAACTGAGCTCATAAAGCTACTTAAAGTATTCTGCACCCCAGCACCGATGTTATTTAACGTCGTTTTTAAATCAGCTTCATTATTAGAATTAATAAATGGTGCTAATTTATTTGCAATGTTTTCTGCAACCATACTGCGCTCAAATGGCCCAACATTTAAAGCTGTTTCATCTAAAAGACTTGTTGGAAACGGTAGTTCTATTGCCGATGAACCTCTAAGAGATGAACTAACAGCGCGCCCTGTTTTTGCTTCAACTTTTGGACTAAGAACACCGTATTTTCCAAGAGGTGTATATTGATATTCTTCAAAAACCATTAAAAATGAGTGCGCATACGGTCTAGATGGAAATGATAACATCCCGCTGTTGCTATGCATATTCCGATTACTGTTTCTTATTGATTCTAACTTTGATACCTTGGCGGGCGTTACGCCCAAATCTTGGTTCGGCATTATACTACCTTTTTATAAATACTATGGATTATTTATATTGAGAATATGGAGTGACTAGTGGCTTATAAGGGAAGGTTTAGGCCTAAAAACCCTAGCAAATATAAAGGTGATCCAACTAAAATTATTTATAGATCATCATGGGAATTGAGATTTTTTAGTACACTTGATCAACACCCTGAAGTACTATGGTGGCAATCTGAGGAAGTAGTTGTTCCATATGTGTCACCTATAGATGGCAGACGCCATAGATATTTCCCAGATGTAATTGTTTGTAAAAAAGATCCTAGTGGTAAAAATAAAACAATGATGATTGAAATAAAACCGGCATCTCAAACGAAGCCACCTGATATAAGTAAAAAGAATACAGCCAAAGGCGGATTATCTAGAAGATATCTAAATGAGGTTAAAACATATGGGATTAATGAAGCCAAATGGAAAGCTGCGAGAAATTATTGTGCAGATAGAGGTTGGCAATTTATGATAATGACAGAAAGAGATTTAGGAATAAAATAAATGGCAACCAAATTAATGTCGGACATTCTGCAAGCTGGGGTTAATGCTGGACAAGTTCCTGCAAAAACTCAACAGGCTCGCGATTGGTTTAGAGCTCAAGCAGGACAGGTGACAGCCTCTAAAGTTGGTGAAGGTAAATTTATAAGACAAGCTGATTCTAAAAGGATGGAAACCACTTTTAAAATGGGTCATATGTACACATTTTCTTATGACCCTAAGCATAAAAAGACCTTACCATACTATGATCGATATCCTTTAATTTTTCCCATAAATAAAGCTAAAGGTGGATTTTTGGGAATTAACATGCATTACCTGTCTCCTCCCATGCGAGCTAGGTTAATGGACCAATTATACACCGTAACAACGAATGAAACATATAATGAGAATACTAAACTAAGAATTTCTTATGACATTTTAGAAAGTGCTTCAAAGTTTAGGTTTTTTAAACCAACTGTTAAACATTATTTAAATAGTCAAGTAAGATCTAAGTTAGTTTATATTCACCCTACAGAATGGGATATTGCTTTATTTTTACCAACGGCTAAGTTTGTGGGCGCTAATAAGCGAAAAGTTTATTTAGACTCACGATCAAAAATAGTAGGACGATAAATGGCTTTTAAAATAAATGAATTTAAAGCTGGTATTCACAAATACGGTGGACCTTCTCACGCTAACCTTTTTGAAGTAACATTCACATTCGGAAATGGTTGGGCACCTAATTCAGAAATGGATTCTAGAGACCTTACACTGTTTTGTTCATCTGCGGCAATACCGGGAATGCAAGCCGACACCGCGACGTATCAGCCTGTAGGTGGCAAAGCAAAAACTTACATCACTGGCATGTCGCATGATCAATTGGCTTGTCAGTTTATGCTGGATTCTAACCACCAAATTAAAAGTTTATTTCATTCTTGGATGCAAAGAGTAGTTAACTATAGTACAGCTGCTGGTAACTTTTCTGAATATAATGGAATGTTACCGTATGAGGTAGGATACAGAGACGAGTATTGTGCAACTTGTACAATTAAGCATTATACTACTTATGCTAACGACGGATACTATCTAACAAGATTAAATAAAGTATTTCCAATAGCCTTAGGTGATGTTGACTTAAACTGGAGTTCTGAGGGTGTTGCTGTTATGGGAGTTGGTTTCCAATATGACAGTATAGAATATCAAGGTGAAATTACAGGCTCACCAACAACAAGATTAAATAGAGGAAATGGATTGTTTGACTTATTATCTAGTGTTAGTGTAATCGGACAAACATTTAATTTAGGATTTAGTCTACCAGATAGCTTACAAGATGCGGTAAATAGAGTTAATAGAGTCAGCAACGCATGGGATCAAATAACGAATCTATTTAAATAAATTGAGGATTATAAATTATGGCATTACCAAAAATCGACTTACCCGTTTTTGAAACGGTTCTTCCTTCAACAAAGAAAAATATTAAATATAGACCTTTCACTGTTAAGGAAGAAAAAATATTGTTAGTAGCTCAAGAAGCCAATGAGCCAGGACAAGAACTTTTAGCAATAAAACAAATCGTTAATAACTGCGTTATGGATATTGACGTAGAAGAACTTCCAATGTTTGACGTTGAGTATATACTACTTCAGCTAAGAGCAAAATCAGTAAATAACACAATTGAATTCCAGGTTAAAGATCCGGATACGGAGGAAGATGTTTCTCTTACTATTGATCTAGACCAGATGAAATTGGAAGTTAAAGAAGAACATTCTAACAAAATTCCAATTAATGATGAATATTCACTATTCCTAAAGTATCCAAGCATTAACGAATTCATTCAAATTTTTGAAATGAATCCAGATGATCCATTAGCAGATTATTTTGTTATGGTTTCTTGCTTAGATTATATCGCATCTGATGATGAAATTCATAGATTTAAAGATTATGGACAAAAAGACATTGATGCGTTTATGGAAAGTATGCAAGGTGACGTTATTAAAAAAATTCAAACTTTCTTTGAAACTATGCCAAGATTACGGCATGAGACAAAATATACAAATAAAGAAGGTAAAGAGCAAACATTCGTAATAGAGGGAATGCGAAGTTTTTTTCTCTAATGCTGTGCCATATTAATTTGGCAAACTTTTACCAGATTATATTCGCTATGGCACAGCACCATAAATACTCTATAACAGAGATTGAAGCTATGATGCCTTATGAAAGAGATTTATATTTTGGTATGCTGTTAGATCATGTAGAGCAACAACAAGAACGTCAACAAAGGTAAATAAATGGCCGGCCCAAACGAAATGTCACCAGAAACTTTAGCCATTTTAGAAAGGCTTAAGCAAGAAGGAAAACTTACAAGAAATTCTGGTACAAACTCTATAAAAGCTGTAAGCATTAAGTTAGATAAATTTAGTGGTGTTTTTAAAAGCATCAACCTAGAACTTAGGGCACAAACAGATATATTACGAGAAACACTAGACGTAGATAAAAGAACACAGGCGCGCATTGCAAGAGAACGCGAGCTGGATGAGGTAGCGCAAAAAGCACGTGAAGATGATCAGAGGAAAAAAGACGACGACGACTCCTCTAAAAAGACCGAAGATAGTAGTAAAGCGGTAAAAGAAGAAGTTGGTTCTATTGGTAGTATGCTATCAGGAATGATGGGCGGATTTAAATCATTTGTAATTAAAAGTTTATTGGGTGCTGTCGGCGGTATTGCTATCTTTGAATTAGCGCGCGGTTTCTTTGATGCACAAACTGAAGGTGGGTTTACAAAGTTTTTTGAAGATATAGACTGGGCTACAATGACCACCAACATGACATCAATAGCTAGCTCTATTGCAGCTGGTGCTCAAAGTTTTATAAATTTTCTTGAAGATCCATTAGGGACTATTTTAGGAAGCTTAAGTGGTCCTACTGTTGGCGCTGCGGTAATAACAGCTGCAGGGCTCGGCGGACTTTTAAATGCTGCAGATAGTGATAATGCAGTAGCCCAAAGAAGAAGTAAATTAAGAAGTTTTGTAAAACTCTCCGCATTAGGTTTGGTTTTAGCTGGAACATCTTATGCTGTTAATCAAGTAGGAGAATGGGTTGATAAGCAAAAATGGTCAGATGACGAAATCGGTGGATATACAAAAGGAGATCTAGCTAAGGCTGGTCTAGATGTTGCCTCTGCAGCTATGCAGGGTGCTTCAATTGGATGGATGTTTGGTCCACAGGGAGCTCTCGTTGGTGCTGTAATTGGCGCAACTGTTAGTCTTGGTTTTAAAGCCTGGGAATTCTGGAAAAAGAAGAAAGCCGAAAATGAAGCTAGAATTGCAGGAGAAATTGCTGAAGTTGATAAAATGTTTGAGGATTCTGCGGCTAAAAGCAGAGTAGAATATATACAAAACGAACTTGCTAAGTTTCCACGATATTCAACAGATCAGGTAAATCGATTTAATGAAATTACACAGACTGAAATGTGGAAAAGCTTAACCCCAGCACAGCAAAGAGCAATACAAGGCACATTTTATAGAACCGGGGAAGTCACTGGATCTGACGCTACATATGACAGGGATAGAGAAAGATACTTAGCCGAGCAAGAAATGTATTTTTCCGCAATGCGCCAGGCCGGATGGATAATTGACGAAAACGGAAGAATAACTGGAAAAAACCAAAATGGTCCTTTAGGCAGAAACTTGATGCAATCTGAAATAGACTCATATTTTACTCGAGGGTCTAACAGATACAATGAATTTTTAACCGCCGCAATTAATGCTGGAGAAATTCGTCCTGAAGCAAGACAAGATTTGTTAAAAGCTTGGCAAGATTCATATAAAAATTCAATTGGTTCTCCTACCGGAGGACCTACTGTAGAAGATTTTGAAAAAATAAGAGCAGAGAAAGCGGATGAAGACGCTTTGGCTCGTTTGCAACAATTAAGATCTCAATTGGAAAACCTTCCTGCTCGTGAAAGAGCTGCGCGCCTTTATAGTATTATGAGAAATACAGGGTTTAATCCTTTAACAGGTGGTCTTGTTACTTATGATGAAATGGGAGATCCAGTTCAACTCAATAATATAGAAATGAAAAATACTGACTTAGTTAATAGATTATTAGCTATGCAGCCAAACCTAAGAAGAACTGCGGATGGCCAAATTGTATATAACCAAGGCGGCCCAACTGTTATAAATCAAGCTGCCCCAGCTCCTAATATTGCAGTTAACAACATATTTGGTGGTGGAGGCGGCGGTACCTGGGACTATATGTCAGATGCTGGCTTTGGATTCTTGCATTAAAAAAGGAGCCCGAAGGCTCCTTCCTAAAATATGAAATATCCTATAATTAATCCGTAGATTAAACCTTTTAGTCCTCCGAGCCATGCCATTTGGTAATGACTCCATCCTAGCCACTTTCGGACTTGTTCATATTTCTTTTCGTGCCATTTAAAAAACATTTTAGTCTTTCTTTGATACGAAGCTATACATCTCCTTGGCTTTTTCCATCAATTCTTCCATACTATACATCTCTGTGGCTTTTTGCATTTCTTCCATTTGCATTTTGCCTGCTTCAAACATTTTTTCAGCAAACTCTTTGTTCATATAATATTGCTGATCCATATAATCTTTAGCAAGTTGTAACATTTCAGATCGGATCTCAAAAGGGTTTTTACTCATTGCGTCGCTCATGATTTAATTGTAGTCGCCATTGCAGTACCTGCTGCGTTTGAAAACGCGCTGGTTTGTTTCATAGCTTCTTTTGTGAATTCTGTTTGTGCTTTGATGAAAGCGTGCAAAGGTGCACTCATTGCTTCATCTTTAACCCAAGTATTAACCCAAGTTGTTTTTGCATTTTGGACCGCATCGATCCATACGTTTGTTAGATAATCTGTTGAAAACATTTTATTTCTCCTGTGTTATGTGTGAATGGAGGGCCTTTCACCCTCCAGGTTTTTATTTATTCGACTAGAAGTTCAGGTTCACGACGACCAATTGAGATCTTACGTGGTTTCTTTTCTTCTGGAATAATATTTTCTAACTCAACGGTTAGAATACCATCAGTTAGATCTGCACCATTTACGACAATTGTGTCATTTAATGTAAATGTACGACGGAAGGCGCGAGCTGAAATTCCTTTATGGATATAATTCTTTTCGTCTTCGCCTTCTTTTCTACCTTCAATAGACAAGATGCCTTCCTTCAGTTCGATCTCAAGATCGTCCTGAGTAAACCCAGCAATTGCTAATTGCAGCTCATACTGGTTTTCATCCGTTTTGACAATATTATAGGGAGGGTAATTTGTTTGACCTGGAGTTTGTGCTCTCATTCTGTCTACCATACGATCGAAACCGATGAAGAAAGGGTCATTAAACATTTCTGTAGTAAATGTACGTGTATTCATTTTGCTATCTCCTTTTAATTAAGCAAGATTGTTTTACAGGACCCATTGTGGCGTCCTATTACTATATATAATACATTTTTTTCAAATGTCAATATGTTTCTTTATTTTTTTCACTTAAACTGAAAGGTGTGAATTCTTTTCCAACAGCGACAACGCAGGCAGTTCCGTCATTCCAAAGACTTACAAGTGTCCAAGTTCCAGTATCTTGATTTACCTGAAAAAGCATGTGACCAGCAAATGGCTGACCTGATGCATGAAATTGAACTATAGACCCTGTTGCTAAAACAGTTTCCTCGTATTTAGCCATTTTAGTCGCAACTTTATCCCAGCGGTCACAACCATTCATTGTGTAAAATTGCTTTGACGTATCTTCCTGTGCTATAACTGTAGCAGGGAACAGTAGTGTAGTTAGTAGTACTAATTTCTTGAACATGGTTGTTTCCTTACGTTAATGTAATGAAACCTCCAATTTATACCTGTGCTAAAACGTCACCGTTAGAAATAGTAACTAAGCTATCTGATATGTTTTTAATATAAAGCTCGTCAGTGGAAGAAGCTTCATTAACAATTTGTACGCCAGTTACCAAAGCTAAACCTTTTTTAACGGCCGCTTCTTGATCTATATAAATGTATGCAGGTCCATTAATAGTTTGATCTACCGGGATAGCTACACGAACCATAGGAGGCAGCTGAAATGAATCAACGTTACCTCCTACACCTTTTACCACGACTGGCATTTCTTTATTCCAAGCATTATAAGATTTCAAACGTTCTCCATTTTTAATGGAGGCTTTCACATTAATCATTATTTTTTCCCAATATTATATTTTGCTTCCAATATCCAGTTGTCTTTTTCTTTATGAGATAATATTTTAATTTGATTAAGTGGTGCAACTGGATCTTGCGATTTTTCGTTCTCTACCACTTTCAATAAATCCCATTCTTCTAATAAGTTAACAATTGTATTTCTACGTGCTTTATCTTCGTCACTAAATGTATCATTCTTTCCGTCAAGGATAAACAACTCTTTAAAATGTAGAATTGCATAGCGTCCTTGTTTGTGTAGAATATGACACGACTGATAAAGCTTTCTTTCTTTACGCGACGAAATACCAATACGCGTTAAAGTTTCTTTAACCTTTAAAAAGCTATCGGCCGATGGTAATGAAATCTCTACACCGACACCTTTAAAAATATTCTCATCTTGCATTATTACACAGCACCTTTTTTATTATAGTTATATGCTGATGCGTCACCATGACCATCTGGTTTATTTATTATTTACCCATTCCCCCGGTATACAATCGTTCATGTACGGTTTTTAAATCGTCAGGTGACAATGCTTTTAGATATAATTTAGCTATTGTGCGATTACATTTGTATACTTGTTGAATAGCGTCCAAGTCATTATTCTTGTCTGCCTTAGGCCATTTAGAAAAGCGTTTACGCTTGCGCAGTGAACCACGATAATAATCAAATTGAGCTCGGTCAAATAAATTAGCTCGTTGATTCATTTCATTGGCATGAAGAATTGTATCTTGAAAGTTGGCAAATCCTCGATTTATAATATAAGCATTATATTCTTTTTCAGTCATATCCGGATTGTCACTGTTGCCAATGAGATCTTCCTTTGTCAAGGAGACTGCATTCATAAAATCAAAAGGACTTATTTCTTTCTTCAATGGCTTCCTCCAACTCTTTTAACATTTCGTCAAAGCTTTCAGCACACTTTTGGCACATAGTTAAATTCAATGGACCTTCAAGCGTATCAACCGTTACTTTGTAAATACTTTTTTTATCAATATAACTTTCACAATTCCAACAGGTATGCATACCTATCAGTTTTTTCATCCACTCGCTCATGTGCTAATATCCACTTTAGGCGGAGGGGTTTGTCTTATAAGATTACCGTGGCCATCGTAACGAATAATATCTACGCTTTGTATTCTTGTCGCGCCATTATCATTTATGTGTTTTACAGATGAAGTAATATCATATTTACCGTTGTTATAGTTTTCCACATAACTACTTACAACTTGTATTGGCGCTATTGGTGCAATGTCTGTCATTTAAAGCTCGTTTCGATCATGACTTCCGTGAGGAACGCAACCATATTTATCTCAAGATCTGCAACAAAGTTTGCTTTATACATATAGTCAGCAAGAGTCACGACAAAACCCGGCATAGATCTCATCTCAACTTTATCTGTAGCCATATCATAGATACGACGGAACATTTCATTCATGTCTTGATCTGAGTTCTTTGCAACCCATTTGCGCATGTCAGTAAAATTCTTTTCCTTAAGCAAACGAAAGAGTTCATCCATCGACTCTTGTTTGAGGTTAACAAAGATACCTTCATCAATTTTACCGGATGCTGAATAAGATTGTAATTCTGTCAATACACGACGGAAATCTGGGAAGTGTTTTTGGATAACTTTAGCAACGACAGCTTGGTCATATTCAACTTGCTCTTGTTCAAGAATTCCTTGCACTCGTTTCATAAACTGCATTGCAAGTTTAGGTCGATCTGATGTTTCAATTGTAAAATCAACTTCAGATAGACGGGAACGAAGAGGTGCAATAATACGATTTTTAAAGTTACAAGTAAAAATAAATCCACAATTAGAAGAGTATTCTTCAATAAAATTGCGGAGAGCTGGTTGAACATTAGCTGCATTAAGATAATCAGCTTCGTCAAAGATTACATATTTACGACCACCTTGCAGAGATACTGCCGATGCGTATGTAGAAATGTCATAACGAATAGCATCGATATTAACATTCAACGAGCCATTCATGATTTTATAATCGCAGTCTAGTTCTTCAAGCATAGCTTTTGCGATGGTAGTTTTACCAACACCTGGACCACCAGTCAATAATAGGTTGGGAACATTATTGTCCGCAACAAACTTTTTAAACATTGATTTAGTTTTTTCGGGAAGAATAGTATCCGCAATTACCTGCGGGCGATAGCGCTCAACCCAGAGCACTTCATTTTGTTTTGCATTAAGCATTCATTCACCATAATCATAATATAAAAGAAAAGGAAGGGGCTATTAGCCCCCACCATTATTGTACTACCTTATCGGCCATAGGTCCATTTGGAACATCAGCTGGTGCCTCAGGCATACGTCCTTGTGGTGGTTGCTGACCTTGCATTTGAGCTTGTTGACGTAGGAACATTTCCGTTTTGTTACGGAGAACACCTACTCCTGCCATTTCGCGGCCTTCAAAAGCACCACGGCGAGACGCTAAATCAATGATTTGCACGAATGTAGCAATATCTTGCATAGACAACTGTACCGGTTCTTGTTGTTGCTGTTCGCCAACAACCTGTGCGTCTTCTACTTGTTCATTCATCTTTTTTATCCTTTCTGATAAGTCGACTTTGTATCAATTGCAACAAAATATGTTGCACTTTCTCCTTTAAATTCAGAGATACCCTTTGCGCAAAGAGTAACCTGATAATTCTGCGGAAGAAGTTTAAGATTGTCTGTTTTAATAACAATCGTAAACTCGTCAGCAGTTTCGCCAATCTCAATCCCATAGTCATCAGCATTGGCTGAACTAGTATCAACAGCCTTGAGATAGACTTTTCCTTCTTGACCAACAAATGCAACTTCAGTAAACTGAAGAACGCCGGCGGCTTTAAGCACCGACTGCAAATCTTCCCATGTGACGTTGACAACAACGTCTGCTGCAGGAATTGTAATTTCCTTATCAGGCGCGGTGTGTATCATGGAAACATCTGCAAAGGCATACTTTGTGCGTCGCTTGCCTTCACTGATCACGAAGTATTTATCGTGAAACTCGACGTCTGGTTGGTTATGAAGTGACAAAATTGATAAAAATCTTGACAAATCATAGATACATGCACCCGAAGGAATTTGGTCTGGGATTGTAGCTTGAGCAACGAGCGTTTTCTCAGGAGTAATTGTTTTGAGAACGTTACCCGGTTTCATTAAAATGGATTTGTTAATAGTAGAGAAGCTCTTTAGAACTGTAAGAGCTTGTTCAGAAAATTGCATAATATAGGAACTCCTTGTTTCATTACATTTTAATTCTATCACGATTTAGGTATACTGTCAACCATTTTTCTTTGCTAGTTTTTCAGCGCGGCGCCTTTCAGCCCTATTGGCTTGTTTTACTGGTTGTTGAGGTGCTGCTTGTGCTGCTTGCTTTTTATAATGTTTAGCATTACTTGTGGAATCGGCGGTTGCTGAAACACCTAGCTGACCGATAGATCCCATGTTGCCTTTAAAGATATATGTACCAATATGATGTAATTGCATCCAAGGACACATCCAAGTACGTAAACCAATAGCTGCAGCTTTACGACAAAAGAAGTAATCCTCTGACAGATAACGTTTAGTATTTGGATCGATCATACAATCAAAATAAGCTGTAATTTCTCTTGAGCCATCAAACTGCTCTGTACGAGCATGATCTGGTAGATAGCTCAATTCAGGATATGCTGCAGCATATTTAGTAAATGTTTCTCGTGGAATAAGCATAAATCCTGTGCCGCCTTCACTAATTTCTAGTGGCTCACCCAGTTGGAAGCTGCCCCCTTTTTGTACTGGATTAAATACATAGTCACCGGTGTACTTTTCCAATTCAAATGGATTTTGGTCGGCTAATCCTAGCTTCGAAGCTTTTTGAATTTTTTCCCAAGCAATAGTTTTCTTAGGATAAGGGCCAGTAACGATATTGTATTTTTCTGGATCAGTAATTTGTAATGCGAGCAAAGATAGAACATCACGAGCATTAAAACCAATATCAGAGTCAATAAACATTAGATGAGTACAGTCAGATCTCAAAAACTCATCAACTACATAGTTACGAGCTCTTTGAACAAGACTTTCATTAAAGAGATAATAGAATCTTAGACTAATTCCGTTAGCAGTACAAATCATAGCCAAATCAGTACAAGATTTAGAATATGATCCAGCACATTGACCACCATACATTGGTGAGCCTACAAATATAGAATGTTTTCTTAATTCTTCAATAGATACATTATTTTGCTGCATTAAATAAACGCCTCCAACGTATTTTGCTTTTCGACGTATTCCGCCCTTTGTTGATGATTATACTGCAAAATATAATCCGTGTCAACCATTTTTCTTTCACCATTAAGATAAGCCACAACTTCAGTAGCCATATCGGTCGCAGTTTGAACTGGAACATTTTGGCAAATATGGTTTGTATTCTTTTTTGGATCTAATAACTCAAAGTCCTCGGGCAATCCCATAATAGACATAGCTTCGCGATAATTAATATAACGATCTTCAATAGGATGCGCAAGACAAGATGGATAATGACCAACAAATGCTCCAATATAATTACGAGGAACAATAGTTGTTCGTCTCATAATTGAACCACCCGCTTTGAGTTTTTCGTGGCGATATTTACATTTTTCTACCTCACGATCATATCCATGCTTTTCCATCCAATCAGCAACTTCAAGATAACCTTTACGACGTTCAATATAAGTTAAAACAGTCGAGTTGCGTACAGTTTCTGGATCTACCATAGCTGCAAACTCTTTATGAGTAATACCACCTTCTAGTTCTTCAAGGATATATTTGTAATAAGGGTTGTCAGTTGGCTTTTTATTATTAATAACTTCAGTTTGAAAGTTTGATTTAACTCCAGTAATCAAATCCTCGATGGGTGTAAATGGCCTGTTATAATATTCCATTAATGGAACTTTGGTGTCATGCCAAAAGAAATAAAATGAACGCTCTCTTACTTGAGGCATTCCATGCAATAGAGTTCGTGTTCGGTAAACTGACATTGTATAGCCATTATCTTTACCAATTTTTCTTAATTGCTCTCTAACATTTTTACCAATCTTACCCGCGAATCCTGGAGCATTTTCGCCCCAGAAAACTTTTGGCTTTAACTCTCCTAATACGTAGTTAGCAGTTTCAATCATCCATTTGTTGTTCTCATTGTGGTCACCAAACCCCGCAGAGAGTGTACTCAGACCCGCGCATGGACATACCGTGTGGATTACATCAACCTTATGTGGTGCCTTTCCACCCTCATCTAATACGTAGTATGGTACATTTGGATAATAATTTCTAATATGACTATCGTTAGCCTCAAATGCTTTGTATGATAGGAAATAATCTGGCTCTTGGCCGTGCGCACGTGTTGCGCCAATTGTTTCACCACCAATTAGAGGTACGATACTTGCGTGTGAATACATACTAACTCCAATTAACCATAATGAATATTTTGTTCTTTTTCACGATCATCTTTTTCGTAAACTTTACGGTATTCATTGTTTCTATTAATAACTTCTTCCAATACACTAAACTCGCCTGCAAACTTTAGGAAGGCGGCAGTATCTTTTGGAAAACAAGCTCCACCAAATCCACGTTTCCCGTCAGGGCCAGGTACCATAATATGACTATAACCAATGCGAGGGTCAGTGCTAATAGCTCTTGCGATTTGTCCATAATTTCCACCATTATTTTTAACTACATCATAAAATTGATTGAACCAAAGAACTTTTGATGCAAGGAAAGTATTGATTCCATATTTAACAAATGATGCGTCAGCCATTGTCATGTGATAAACCGGCGCAGCTTTGCATAAACTATATTCTTCAAATAGTGCAGCTGCTAGATCAGTATCTTCTCGACTCCCACCAAAAATATGCATCGAAGGTGTGAGAATATCTGCAACTGCTGTTGCTTCCCTTAAAAACTCTGGATTATAAACTACTCCAGGCCCCGCAAGACTACTAATAATTTCCGGCGTTACAGTTGACTTGATAATAATTAAACCGTCAGTAAATTGTTTAACTTCATTAACAACTTCAACCAAAATGTCAGAATTAATTTCGCCATCTTCGCCCATAGGTGTGGGCACACAAACAAATATAGCGTCATAAGATCCAACATCAGCAATAGTATTATTGCCGAGATCTTTTACACTGTTTCCTAGTTTTGGATCTATGATTGTTTTGTATGCTACATCGTTATTAAATACGTAATCAACAGCTTTTCCAACAAAACCGTGTCCTACGATAGCAATGTCTGCTTTTCTAAATTCCATCAATTAACTCCATAATAATGTTTATACCACTGGATAAATTCATAAACACCATCTTCAATAGGTGTTGTTGGCTTATATCCAAGTGCTCGCAATTTAGATGTGTCAGACCAAGTATCTACAGCATCGGCAGGATGCATTTCCATATAATTTTTCTTTGCTTCTCTGCCTAAATTATTCTCAATCTGTTCAATAAAGTGGATAAGAGGAACTCTATCACCATATCCAATATTATATACATCATTTAAGATTTGTACATCATTATTTATGCATTCTTTCAAAAGAATCATAATTCCGCTAACAATATCGTCAACGTAAGTAAAATCACGAGTCATGTTTCCATGGTTATAAACATCAATTGGTTCACCTTTTATAATTTTGTCAGTAAATGTAAATAAAGCCATATCAGGACGACCCCAAGGTCCATATACGGTAAAGAACCTCAAGCCAATTGTTTTTGCAATTTTAGAATAATTAAATTGTGATTCATTAGCAATCTTAGTCATAGCGTATGGATGTTTCGCCGGACCAGGATTGGTTTCAGTAAATGGAATTGGTTGGCCAGACATTACGCTCGATGTTGAAGCATAAAGAGCATTTTCAATCCCAAGTTCTTCAGCAACGTCAATTAAGTTTTGAGTACCATAGATGTTATTATCAATATAAACATGTGGAAACTCTAATGACGAGCGGACACCAGCATAGGCAGCCAAATGAATAATAGCATCTGGCTTTTCACGCACCATATGGATTTTAAGTTCTTCTTTATCTTTTAAATCTACGACGTCAACCTCGATAGGTAAACGTTTATTTCTTTCAACTTTGAGGTTTGGGTCATAATAAGCATTATAACTATCAATACCACAAACATCATAACCTTCGTCTACTAGCTTATTGACTACGTGAAAGCCAATAAAACCAGCAGCACCCGTCACCATTACTTTCATGCGAAGAAATCCTCCACAGTAACTTGCTCGCGCTTACGTTTTGATTCTTCGTAAGCCTTACGCCATTGAATATGACAAGCAATATATTCCTGTCCTTGCAATGGACCCGACTTTGGCTTTTTAACTTTTAAAGATACAAAGTCTGGATATAGCTCGGCAAGTTGTTTGTGAACTCGTGTCATTGTTTCAGTGGTACGATATGTTGAGCAACCACCTTTAATATTAGTACCACCGACAGTTACACGGTACTTAGTATTAACACGGTTTGGAAAACCTTGAGTTAAAAGCTGTAGGTTGGCGTCAAAGTCTTGGGATGTTTCAAGACGATCCCAGATAATATTACGTGGAAGATTTTTAGAATCAAAATAACAGTTCGTTGCAATACGAACATTATCTTGATGCGGCCACCAGCGGGCGTCAGGTACAGTCCATGATGTAGAAAATCCACCGTGGTAAATACCTTCCTCATCACACCAGCGATTGAAAGTATCAAAGGCGTCGTCAAATTCTTCGTCAGTCATATTAGTTGAGATCCATTTGGTTTCAACTTTAACTTCAGGCATAAACTCGGCTGGTGTTTTATTTTTAAAATGATCAAAGTCATCGTCTAAAACCATATGGCGAGTTCCATAAAACTCATCCCAAATCCATTGGCGTGTTGGAGATAGCTTTTTAATTTCTTTTGGCAGACGCAAAACCTTGCCAGGATAACGTTCATTCATAGCATCATATTCGTGATCTTGAACCACGAATTGAGTGATATCTTTATATTTTTGGGGTAAATTGTTATACGTACGCTGGCGGTCCAATCGGCCAAGCGTAGGAATAATTAGATGTTCCATTAAGGTACTCCTCTATTTTATTAACTACGACTCTATTTAGCATTTTTCTCATACTGTTCTCTCCATTCTGGATAATTTTCTTCAAGAGAGGCCCAGTGTAAGTTTGTTTGTTCAGAATTTTTTCTCCATACAATCCACATATAAGCCATCATCCCACCTACTTGATCTTTCAATTCAATAGGTTCAATGTGGCCTTCAGCAAATCTTACTCGATCTGATAAGAATATTATATCACAAGGTTTGTATTTTGTAAACAACTTTTTTCGTTTTTTGCCCTCTAAAAATGTAAGGCGCAAAAACATGGCTACGTAATCATATTCTTCTATAAATTTTTCAGCTAATTTATGCGGAAGATTTTTGTGATATGGTGGATTAGTTACAATCCCGGTAAACATCTTTGACGTTTTTAGTTCTAATGCATCAACACCGGTTTTGATTTCCGTTAGAGGATTATCGTACTCATTTAAATCATAACTGGCAACTCTATGGCCATTACGTTCTAATTCAACGGAAATATTACCACGGCCAGCACAAGGCTCAATTAAATACGTTGGAGGTTTAACATATTTACATAATACGTATGTCGCCAAAGGAGGGGTTGGATAAAAATCGTTTTCCCTCCTATTTGGATCATCTTTCTTTACCTTAAAGTAAATATCAGTCAATGTAGGCGATTTCAATTCCGGCCTCTTTAAACATTGGGATAGAGCGTTCTTCCCAAACTTGTTTCCATCTGCCGCCAACCTCAATAGGATATGGCAACACTACTCTTTTAATGCCACACTGAATAACACTTTTTGTACAATCTGGACAAATAGGCAAACCCCAAACATAAAGAGTAGCACCTTTTAGAGAAACTCCATTATAAAGAGCATTCATAAGAACGTTCATTTCCGCATGAACTATACGAGGATATTTTTCATCACGATCATAAAGGCGCTCTTCACTATCCTCAATACCTCGAGGAAAGCCATTATAACCTGTAGCCAATATACGATGTTCGTCATTAACTGCAACGGCACCAATTTTACTAGATGGATCTTTACTCCAAGTGGCAATCATTTCTGCCATTTTCATAAAGCGCTCGTCCCATTTACTAATCCAGATCATTCCCATTTACCATTTCCAATATATTCATATTCAAAGCTTTCATCGCGATCAGTATATTCATATTCACCATTTTCATTTGCTCTACCAGTTAAGCAACGTCTTTTTTCGTTATCAACAAATTTGTATTTGTTATTAGCTTGCCATACACCGTTGGAGTCAATTTTGAAATCAATGTCAGCATGCCATTCCATATTAGTTCCAGCCACGGCGTTTTCAAAATCTACATTATCTAATTCGGGATTAAACGTAATTTTAACTTCTTGCGCACCTCTTGCTCTCCACATCAACCTAAGCATCGCAAAGATTTCATTCATTAATGTATCAGCAAAATCACTTAAACCTGATTTAATAATGTTATAATCAAAATCAAATTCATATGGTGCATTTTTATTGTTAAAATCTGAGTTGTACTGGACCGTATAATGCTTACTCATATCATCAGCAAGTAACCAATTGTTTATAACTTGGTTTTTATCATTTGCATTACAATAGTGGATCCACATATGCATCATTTTTGTTCGTATAAAGCGATTAATTGCGGTGTTTTGCATATCCAAGGTCCACCACTTACCTTGCCAATTTACAGCTCGATCCGAAATATTGTATTTTACTCTGTCATCATAGAGTGATCCGCGGCTGTCTCCAAGACCAATGCCAGGAGAAATACTAAGAATGGCATGTTTATAATTCCACACAAGATTAAGACTATGGGCCCATGCTTCAATATCTTCCTCAGGTGCACCAATAACCCAACAAGCGTTAACGGCAAGACCGTGTTTATATGATGATTCAATATTAGCATTAATTTCTGCAACAGTATTTTTCTTATTTACGCCCTTTAAAACTTTATCACTACCAGTTTCAAATCCATAATTAAAACCTTGCCCGCCAGACTCTTTCATAAGTCTATAAAAATCGTCGTCCATGCGACCATCGGCACGGGCGTATCCAAACCATTTAAGATGTTCTAGTTTTCTTTCTGCTAGCAATTCCACAAAGCGTCTGAATTCTTTCATATTGCCATTCATTAAACTGTCAGCAAATAGGATCCATCGCACTCCGTATTTGTGGTACATATGTTCTAATTCGTCAACAGTTGACTCGGCATCACGATCTCTAAATTTCCAAAAATAAACTTCTGTACAATAAGCACAGCGGGCAACACAGCCTCGGCTAAACTCAGTTGTTACTGCACCTTTGGATTTGTAATATTCTAATGGAAAATCAGTGTAATCTGGGAATGGAAGAGTATCGAGGTTAATTCGTTTTTGGCCAAACAGAGTACCAATACGCTTTTGCTCTGGTAGTTTTTCATTTTCATAGTTTTCCAAAAAGTCTAGGATATTACCTTCCGACTCTCCAACAAAATAAAAGTCACAATATTCAGGTGGGCTAAATCTTTCACCGTGACATTCTGGTCCACCAAGAATAATTGTAATATCTGGACGCTTTTCTTTAATTGCTTTACCAACATAGTCAGTGGCTGCAGCATTAGATATGTAATAACTAAATCCGATAATATCTGGATTATCGTCAATTAATCTTTCGACATAATCATCCAAATAATCTTTGTATTCTGGGAAAATAATATCGTAAAAACGCTGACCTTCCCACATCCAGTAGTTAGCATTTTCCCAAGCTTTGTTTAAATGCTCACTTGATACTTTCATATAGTTATAGGTTTCAACATTGAAATCATAAACATTTGTTTTATAACCAGCCGCTCTAGTAATACCAATAAGGCGAGCTAACCCGTAAGGTGGCATATCAATAGTCCACATACCAAGAATGCACAACGTAATTTCTGTTTTACGTGTGCTGTGGAAAATTTCTACGTTTTCGATATTATTTCTAAGTTTGCGCGTTGGGACAGGTGCTTCTTCGCCTGAGCTCGTGCGCATTAATGTATTAAGCGCAGCCACGTCGTTATTAGTTACTACCAAATTAAATACTCCATACTATAAAGGGATATTTATGATTATTTTCCAGCCACCCACATCGTAATAGAGTCCCAACGAAAAGAGCGCCAGCCTTCTTTTTCAACATCCCATACAGCTTGAACGTCAGGATTAACCTTTTTATCTTTTTTACTTTCCTCAAGAGGAAGCTCTGGCTGTGGAATTAGATCGTCCATAAGAGTACATTCCATTACACGTTCAGTACCATCTTTTTTTGTAAATGTCACTTGTACAATTCCAGCATGCAAGGCTCTTAAAATTTGTTCTTTA